TCAATCCCTGTATCGCCCACCATTCTGTTCCTGTTCGTCAGTCTGCCGAGAAGTCCTTGCCTTACGGATTTCGTGAAGGCGATTGCTGAGCTCTGCAATTTCCTGATCGAAGATCGAGAGGTCTGGTGCTGAGCTGTTCCGTCGCGAGCCGAGTTCTGTCAGGTCTTTTGGATTGCGCGGACCGCACCTGTCGCGGGGAATGTATGCATAGGGTTGCACTTCACCCAGTGGGATTATGAGCATTTTGACAACGTCATCCCGCGGGCTCCGCTGCTCAATTGCGATCCTCGCGCGGGTGAGTTGCGTCTGAGCGTAAAATCCAAGTGTTCGCATAGTTTGAACGTCGATCGCTGCTTCTTTGCCAGGGAGCGGCGCCATCACAAGAATATCGAGCATCGACAAGGAAGATCGCACTTCTGAGAGCGAGTCACCGGCAAAATACAAAGACCCGTAGCCATCCTTTATCATTTTCGCAGCTTCGTAGAGAGAATTTGATATCCGCCGGAACATGTCCTCAGCAATCTCATAATTGATTTTCTTTTGTTCAGCCTCGGCGTCCAATCTCTTGCGATCGCTGCGTTGCCCCTGCCACCATGCAGCCCAGATCGCCAGTATGGCGCCGACGGCCTGCGCCCAACCGGACAAATCCCCGGCTGACATACCCGCTGCCTCTGTCATGAGGAATTCCCCCGCCCGCCAGAATGGGTCGCCTATGATGCTCGACATTTCTCACCTCAGAAATGAGGATGGCAGGATGCCTGTCGGTGTCCAGATGGGGCATGCGGCGCGTCGAGATGCACGGCGGTTCAAGCCGGTGCGTGCCGATGCGTTGCGCGATGGGCGGGCATGTGCGAGTGTTCGCCAAATCGGACGAACCAACGTCGACCGATAAAAAAGAGGCCCCGCCAAAGCGGGGCCAAGTCCTGCGGAGAAATTGCCTGTCGGGCCGATCAATGGCTCGGCAGGCGCCGGCAGTGAGAGCGGACATGCTCCCACCTTCCAAAGCGGTGGCGCTTGTAGTCGGTGACCGACACTGGCGACACCACGGGACAAACCTTCTTCTTCGTCATCTTCACTTGCTCCTAGTTGAGCGGAACATCCGCTCGGCCCTTCGGCACTTCGCCGAAGTTGGTAGGAGGATTGACGCGAAGCGCCGACCTAGAAGCCGTGACGCAAGATTTATCCTAGGATGAAGTTAGCCGAGCCGCTCTTCGGCGCCAAGCCCGATGATAAAACAGAACGGGAACGAAAATGATGCCCATGGGGATGAATTGTCCCTGGATGTAATTCAGAGGGAAAAAGGGCAGAAAATTGCGTTGCGAAAACTGTGGATAAGTTCGTGCATCGCGGGTAGATCGACTATCGAGGTGGCGGAAATTTGCGTCGCGCAAATCCGGGGTAGGACATAGCAATGTGTAACCTCTACAGCCACCATTCAAACCTGCAGGCGATCACCGACCTCGTCGGCACCCTGCGCAATGGCGCCGGCAACCTGGCGCCACAGCCGGGCATCTATCCCGACTATCCGGCGCCGATCGTGCGCACCGCCGCCGACGGCCAGCGGGAGATCGTCATGGCTCGCTGGGGCATGCCGACATCTCAGGTCGTACAGATGGAGGCCACGAAGAAGCGCGCCGCCAAGCTGGAGGCGAAAGGCCAAGCCGTCGACTTCAAGGCTCTTCTGCGGATGGAGCCGGATAAGGGCGTCACCAACATCCGCAATACCGCCAGCCGCCATTGGCAGCGCTGGCTCGGCCCCGAGCATCGATGCCTGGTGCCCTTCACATCGTTCTCGGAGCCCCCGGCCGGCGCCAAGGGGCCCGACACCTGGTCATGGTTCGCATTGTCGCCTGACGAGCCGCTCGCCTTCTTCGCTGGGATCTCGACCACTTGGACGGGCGTGCGGAAGATCAGGGAGGGCGAAATCACCGCCGACCTCTACGGCTTTCTCACCACCGAACCCAATGCGGTGGTCGGGTCCGTCCACACCAAGGCCATGCCGGTGATCCTCACCACGGCAGAGGAGCGCGACGTTTGGTTGCGCGCGCCATGGGATGAAGCGAAGGCGCTTCAGCGGCCGCTGCCGGACGATCAGATCGTGATCGTGGAGCGGCCGGCTGCAGCCTAGAACGGCGCTTGGCACGACCACTCTTTAGCTTCGGCCTCGCTCTTGATCGGTTGCCAGCTTGCACCCTTGCCGCCACACGGCCCACATCTCGCCCTACGCGCCATCTCATCGAGGCTGCCCATCTCGGCGACTTGGCTGTGCTTCATCAAATCGTCAGTCGTCAGCACCGACCGATGTCCGCACTTCAGGCATTCGAGGCCCATGCGCCAACCGTGATTGCGGAGGCTGAGAATATTGGGCGGGCTATAGCTTCCTTGGACCATGTCAATCACCCTTGCGCGGCATCCTTCAGCTTCCGCGAGGCCCGAGCCCGGATGTAACCCCAACTCGTTTCTTGCCTTGCTTCCTTGAGATCGGCCTCATGAACTGGCCGGCGATCAGCAGTGTCCGGATCGCCTCGCGCGCGTCGCCGCCACAAGCCGCTATGGCCTCATCAACATCCACGTCCGTGATGACAATAGGCTGCTGTTCGGCGGGCGGCTGCTCGCTCGGCATGGTCGGCTCCATCGGTTGATGGGCGGATTGATTCCATGAGAACGAAAATAGAACAAGCCCTCCGGGGTAAGGGGTGATAGAACCTCCTCTCGGTGCTCAACCGGAGGAGCGACGCAAATGGCGAGCGTGACTTATTACGTGGTGCTGCCGTTCGTGCGGAATGAGGAGGGCGACCTCGTCGCCCTGGAAGCGATCGAAGCGCAGAGCGCCACCTCGGCGGCCTCAAAGGCTCTCGTTCTGTCTCGGCAAAACGCTGGCGCGGTGGCCTTCTCGCGCACCGGTGATCCGAGCCAAGGCGAGTTCGAACCGGCGGTGGTGATCGCGCGCTATGGTGACACGCCGGACGATCTGGAGTGATCGTCGACAAGCTTGCCGGCCCACATTAAAATACCGACATGCGTAACCTCGAAATTAATGCTCGGCGCCTTTGCACAATCGACCTCATGGAAAGAGGCTACAGCCGTGAGGAGGCCGCCAAGCTTGTTGATCGTTTTTGGCCGGTGACCGCCAACGAGATCCGTGGCGGCCTGGTCATCCAAGGGGAATGGCCGTTCTCCCCGGATGAGATCGCAAAACTCGAAGCCGACTACCGCGCTCTCGGCAAACGGGGCTAGGCCAGGATCCCGGCCTCTTCGGCCGCGGCGACGAAGGCGGCCCGGAAATCCGCCACGAAGATGACGCCGTTCATCGCGTCAAGCGCGGCCTGACGGGCGGCTCGGTGAAGATCCGTGTCGATGGGCGCCGGCCAGCGCTCCAGCAGAAATCGGGCTGCACCCTCGACATCCGCCAGAGTGCGCTTGGTGCTGTCGGTCTCCCAGATGAAGACGGGATCCATTGGCATGTACATCCCGCAACAACGAGAAGCCGAGGCCGAGGTTGCGCCAGAAACGAAAAAAGGCCCGCCCTCCTTGAGGAGAGCGGGCAGGGGGGAGAAACGGACGTGTATGGGCGACAGGACCCCGTCATCGCCGGCAAGCCGCCGTCGGAATCCGCGGCGCAGCGCAGATTTCAGATTCCCTCGCGGGTGAGTTGGTCGAGAAAGTGGGGAGGCGGCGGAGCACCCCGCAGCACCGACTCGGCGGCGTCGCACGCTGCCAGGACGGCGCGGGCCTGCCGCCGGAGTTCGCGGATCTCGCCCATCACGTCGTTGTGGGCCCTGACCACGAAGAGGCGGCCTGATCGCTCGTCGAAGCCCACATGGTCAGCGCCTGGCACGTTCAGCTTCATCCCGGCACCAGGAAGCGAGGAAGTTGCGCCCCGATGACGATGCCCGCTAGCAGCGCGGCGATCGCCGTGCCGGCAATGAGCAGAATCCAGCTGCGTCGCGGCACCAGCCCGCCGACGTCGCGCGGCGACGTGACATGCATCGTTCCGCCGAGCACCTTCATGTAGAGAAGCGCGGCGAGCGCCGGCGAGTTCAGCATCCAGGATTGATCGCTGACCCGCCATACGAACGACCAGAGGCCGATGCAGAACTCGCTCGCCCATACCAGCAAGATGCCGAGGATAAGCTGCGAGCCCTGATCGAGCTCTCGCTGGGCAAGAAGATTGGAAATGCCCGGCGAGAAAGTGGCGATCACCACCGCGGCGACGCACAGCCGGAGGGCATGCAGCACCGGGAAGTAGATCTCGGGGGGCAGAAATGTGACGGCCGCCAAGAAGCCGACGGTGTGGAAGGCCACAATCCAGAAGAGGTGGCTTCGGACAAAATTCGCGACGGCGCTCACCGGTGCCCCCTGTTCTCAATGTGTCGGATCGCGGCGATCGCGGCGCCCCGGACTTCCTCTCCGGCGACGCGGAGGTTTTCAGCGGCTTTGACTTGCTCCTCTACGGCGCTTTCCAGGCGCTGCCGGATAGCCGCCGTCATGGCGTCGTTCGCCTCCGTCGTGATCGGTCGTTGCACGCGCCCGACCCCGAAAACCTTCATGAGTAGGGAAGCCCAAGCGCTCATCGGCTGCCTCCGCGGTTCATCCCGGCCTCAACCACTCGTCGCAGGGTGTCGATGGACTCCTTGTTGGCGTCCATCGCTTCCGTGCTGGTGACCAGCGCGGTCGACATCTTCGCGACGTCCTCGCGGCTTTCCTCCACCCTCTTGTCCTGGAGGTCGTTGATGCGCTGCTGAAGCGCTTCGATGTGCTTCTCCCGCTGCACCAGCAGCCAACCGAAGAAGGCGGCGAGGAGTCCTCCTGGGCCCCATTCGATCAGCTTCTGGAGGATCAGATCCATTCCCGCCCCCTGCCGCGCCGCTTAATTCCCGAGGGGCTTCTTCGCGACCCAGCGGCCGTAGAGCACGCCGAACTGCGTTCCGATGGCGGCAAGGTAGCCGCTGAAGGCCTCTACGGTCGGCGGCGTGCCGTCGCTGAAGTCGAGCCCGGCGGTGTAAAGCGTGGTGAGAATGCCGCCGATGGCGAACAAGGTGACGCGCGAAAGGAACCACGGCTCATTGTTGGTCTGGTTTATGACGACGGCCGACACCTCCTTGACGATGCGTCCGGTATCGACCGCCTCACCAGCGGCGAGGCCGACAGCCTCCCTCCTCACAGCCGAATGCGTTGCCGCCGCGATGGCAGGCGTGATCGAGGCCAGCACGGCTTGCGCCGCCGCCTTTGAGGTCGTGCTCATGGTGGTCTCCAAATGAAAAGGCCCCGCTTCTGGCGGGGCCCTTGTGATAAGCGTAAGTAAGGACGGCCTATTTCTTCCGTTCATCCCATCGGGAATAACGCCTCCTCAGCCAACCGACGTCACCCCAACGGGTTGACGTAGGCGCCACAACTTCCTGCGGTGCCATTGTGTATTCAACGGCTTCTCGACCGTCACATATTCTTCTTAGATTAGAAACAAACAAAGAAACGTCTCCAAAGTAATTTGGATAGGTATCAATCAATTTGTCGACTTTATCTACCTCAACCAATACGGCACGAGAGCCGTCGTTAGCCTCTTCAATCGTCGCCTCGAGTCGACCAAAATCATTCGACATTGCGATGGGACTTTGATAGCTCTCGACCTTCACAGTGTGGTCAGGAAAATATCTGATCAGAAAGTATTTTGGCCCTCTCTCGTAGACGAAATTTTCCGCGTAGTGCGTTGCGTTTTTTATATTCTCCAGCATTGCAGCAGCACCAAGCCTACCGTCGAGCTCCTTTATCTCGGCGATACGGCTTGAATGGTCAGGCATATCCTGATGAACTGGACATCCCTCGACATATGCAAACTCCGCTGATGCCAGCGCAAACAACCTCAACCAATCCTGATCGCCCTTGCCGTGTTTAAGATCCTGACCTCGGTATAGGCTGACTGCTTCCACGGCCGTTGCCCAAGCATGTTGGAGGCGCGTCCGTACTTGAAGTTCAATACGGCGCCCGTCAAATGCTTCGGCTTCCTTTGAACGGGGACGGTAAATAAAGACAACATGGTGACTACGATAGCCATCACTCTTAGGATTGTCGATATAGGTATAATGTTGGCGAGCATCGTGGGGAAATTCGTCGCCGATCGCGGCCAACAGCGAGCGAACACCAGCTATTTCGTCCATGATCGCTCGGCATCCACCTAGGTCATTCATTTGATCGAGGCGTACGGTCGATTCCCTTAGCTTGCGGCGTATCGATCCCATTGTCTTGGGTCGCGACGCCATTACGCCATATGCCTCAGCTTTATTCATTCGGTGGCGAACAGAATACCTGATGCTTCGCATGGGATAGATATGCGAATCCCGCCAACTATTGGCTACCGTGAATGTTTCGACAATTTCTTCGTGAGATTCCGGCGTGAAAGCCAGATGCCGAGAGAGATGCTCCCCCGCCTTTCGGACGGCATTCATTGTGAAGGCTAGGCGAGGATAATCTGCCATTGGCCCCAGGTGGCGGATCTCGCCCGCCACCTCCTCGGATGCGCTGGAATCGATAGTTGCAACCTTACCCATGATGATCGTTGATTCACAACCCATTGCACCTTCACAGAGAAGGTTGAGGTAATAGGGAGATCCACCACAACGTCTCTGGGAAAAGATGATCCTTGACGTCGATGGCGATTGTTTTCGTCTCTTCCATGACGATCCTTACGCGGCGACGCTGATCGGCCGTGCATCGGTCGACCGGGCCTTGGGCAGCGAGGCGCTGTAGGGCGTGACGAACTGGTCGGCCTCGCCGGTGCGGCGGGAGATGATCTCGGAAGGCTTGCGCCACATCATGATGGCGGCGCGGATCCTCGCGGGCGTCTCGCCGGCATTGATCCGCTTCACAAAGGTCGCACCCGGGAAGGCACCAGTGCCGATGTTGTAGCAAACCGAGGTGAGCGCATCGAATTGGTGATCGGCCAGGCTCACCTTGATCGCGGCGCGCACCGCGTCCTCATACTGGACGATGTCGCGGGCGAAGATCGCGTCCGCCTCGGCGGCCGTGATCGTCAGGCCGGCATAAGGGATCGGCGCGCCGGCGGCGGCGGTGTGGCCGATGCCGATGGTCCAGATACCCTTGGTGTCGCGATAAGCCGTCAGCTTGCGCGCCTCGCGGCTGATCAGCGCGGCGAGGCCGATCGCGCTCATGCTCTGGCGCGGCGGGGCCGGCGTCGGATCGACGGTGGCGCGAGCTTCAATGGCCGCCTTCAGCGCCGCCTGCGTCTTCGGGCCGGCGATGCCGTCGGGGTAGAGGCCGACCGACCGCTGAAACGCCACCGTCGCCGCCGTGGTCAGCTTGCCGGGACGGCCGTCGATCGGCCCCGGCGCATAGCCGAGCTTCGTCAGCTGCGTCTGCAGCTCACGTGGGTCCATTTCGGTGTTCCTTGCGATGGGAGTGGAATATGGTTGCGCCGGCCGGCCGCTCGGCTCCCCTGCGAGGCGGCAGGCTCGGCCGGGGGCGTTCGGCAAAGCCGCCCCCGGCCGCACCAAAAAATGCCCGTTCCGCGTCAGCTCAGTCTGGCAGGACCAGCAACTGCCAGCCTGTGAGCGTCGCGTCTGATGGTTCGACCGCGAAGCACTCCATCGGTTCTTCGAGATCGAAGAAGGCGGGACGCTCCCAGTCTTCCGGCGGACCCGCCTCTTTCTGGGCAAGGAAATGCACGTTGTTGGTGTCGGCGAACACCATGACCCGCTCGCGATACCGGAGCCCGGTGTCCAGGATCTGGTGGGAGACGAGCCAGTAATCGGTGTCGGTGCCGCCAGCGATCGATTGAAGACGGTCGCGAGTGAAGGTTCGCGCAAGGTTGGCCATGGAAAGTCTCCTCAAGCCGCCAGACGCTCGACATCGATGGCGCCGGAAGTGGCCACGGAGTCGTTCGTGTATCGCGTGGGGTGAATGCCGTCCGCAGTCCACTTGTTGGCCGTCCCGTCGACCTTCCATCGACCGGAATTGCGGGCGGTTTCGACCTGGTCCGCCACTTCGAACACACCATAGAGGGGATGGCCGGCCTCTCCGGCTCGCACTGCGCCGCTGGCGCCGGTCAATGCGGGTGCGGGGGCGCCCCCGATAAGTGGCGCGCGATCGCGCAACCAGTCATTCAGTTGCTCGCGAACACCGTTTCCGGAGGTGGAAAAGCCGCTGCGCGCGGTTTGACCATTCGCGGTGGCAAAGTTGTCGGTCGAGGTGGTCTCCGGTGTCAGCGTGGTCTGGAACCGCCGCGTGTCGGGATTCACTGAGTATTTTTCGCCGAGCCTCCACAGGGCCAGCATGTTCGTCTTCATGGTCGCCAGGGCTATGGCGGGATCGACGGCCGCGAGGCCGGAGATCGAGTTCACGCCGTGCTCGAAGACGATGCGCTTCACATAGGTCGCCAGCGAAAGGCGCTTGTGATGGCTCTGGAGGATGGTCTCGATGTCATCGCCCGCCATGGCGGCGCTGATATAGGCGTGGGTCGGGGCTACCGCGCGCCCGACGAGGCCGAAACCTTTGTCGACCGCATCCTCGGCCGCGTAGATATCGCCCGTCCCCTCGTTGATCGAGTCGCCGATGATCAGCACGCCCGGATGTGTGGTGCGGGCGATGATACCGACCGGCCACGTGCCAACGGAGCGCGGCGGCGGATCGGTCGCAACCGTCGCGAAGCGCCGAGTCAGGTCTGGCACACGGGCCGGGGTGCCGGTTCCGCCGGAGGCCGTCGAACCTTCGGGGAAAGTGGCGTACTGGTTCTGCCGAAAATTGGCATGGGCGTAGCCGACCGAGCCATAGAGCGCGATCCGCGTCTCGATCTCCGTTCCCGCCGGCAGCACCTCACTGGCGCCATTGGTCAGGTCAGAAACCTTGATGAAGTTTGTGCAGATCTGGCCGCCCGCGGCCATGCCGCCCTGGGCGGCGCCGCCAAAGCCGAGCGTCTTGATGGTGCCAGCCGGGAACTGGATCCCGACCGACGCCACGACACCTGACTGGATACCCGTCTCCCATTTGTCGCCGTTGCGATTGGCGAACCAGTTCGGAAGGACGATGGCGATCTCGGTGACATCCGCTCGAAGGGTATGCCGGTTATGCGAGAACGTGCTGAACAACCCGTCCGTCGATTGCGCCGTGGCGATTCGGCAGTTGGTGGCCACTTGGCCATAGTGCTCGCCGTCGCCCAGGGGGAACTCGCGGAAATTCGGCGGCAGCACGCCTTCACGGATGAGTTGATCATCGCTGAGGCTGCGGACAAGGCGCGGCGAGGTGACGCCGCCGGCGCGCTCGATATCGGCTTCGCTCAGCATCACTGGCGCTCCCACTTGGAGACGGCGGACAGGTTCCCGTTGGCGTCGCGGGTGATCGTCTGCACCCAGGACGTCGTGCCGTCGCTGATCGTCTGCTTCAGCAGGTTGCCGTTGGCATCGCGGGTGACAGCGGTCACGGCGCAGTCGTCGGGGTAGAGCAGCGCGCCGGTGTCGTCCTTCACCGCATTGCGGGCAGACGACGGCATCGGGTTGTCGCGGGTATAGGGCGTGCCGGTCTGATCGCTCGGAAGCGACTTCGGGATGTGGAGATCGGAGCCGAGATCCTTGGTGGCGAGGTTTCGCGCAAAGCCGTCGGCATCCATCGACTTAACGAAGTCGGGCATAATCAGCTCCAGAAAACGAGGGGCATGAGTAGGGAGTTGCGCGGCTTGGAGAAATCCAGCCGGTGCGGTGAAATTCGCTCGATCTCGGCTTGGGCATCGGCGAGCGCAGCTTGGGCGTCCTCAGCGGCCTGCCGTGCCTCGGCCGCTTCCTGCTGCGCGGCGTCCCGGGCTGCGATTGCGTCATCGAGCGCTTGCTGTGCCTCCGGCGTGACGTCTCCGGTGTCGCCCTTGTCGCCCTTCCGGCCCTGCACACCAGGTGCCTCGAATTCAAGCGGGGGCGCGTCCTCGAAGTCGCTGTTGGTCAGCAACCGGACCACGCCGGCGCCGATAGGCTCGCGCTCGTCTCCATCCAGCCGAAAGAGCTTGAAAGGGGATCGGTAGGCGTGCAGCAGCTTTTCGAGCTGGTTCTCCGGGTAGTGGACCAGGAAGCCGTGCGGCGGGAGGATTTCGATCTCCCCTTCTGCCGAGGACAACACGATCTCGGTGTCCTCGTCTCCGATGAATTTGGCCGTGATCACCAGTTCCAGATGCGAGTCCGTGAGATCGACATTCTTGACGACACCGGGAACCGATGGGCCTGTGGCGTTCAGGTGAAAGCGGAGGATCTGGCAGGGCATCGATGACTCCAGGGCGCGCGCCGGGAGCGGCGGGCTTGCGCTCGCCGGTTGGCAGGACAGTTGTCGCTAGGGTGGAAAGTCAGTCCCAGAGCTGTCGGAATGTCGGGACCGCGCTCGGGGTCGAGACGGTGGGCAGCACGATAGCGATGCCCGCCGCTAGGGCCGGGCCGAGATCCGCCAGGCCGGGGTTTGCTTCGAGGATCGCTTCGGTGTTGGTGCCGTGCGTGCCGTAATAGCGCTCGGCGATCGAATCGATCATCTCGTTATCGACGGTCACATATACGGTGGTGCCATCGGCACGCGTCACGACCCTATCCATCTGGCTGCTCCTCGGATGGCTCTCCGCAGGCCAGCGTCGTCACGTAGGGCCCATAAGCGGAAAACTGGTGGGTGACGGTGGCGATGCGCCAGAGACCGTCCACGCCCTGCCTGCAGCCACTGACGGCGGCAATGGCGCCTGACTGGGCAAAGGGGGCGCCGTCGATCGCGAAATTGGCGTCGCCCGACATGCGCTTGAGCTCTCGAGCCTGTGCTGCTGCCGCGCTCTTCGCCTCCGCTTGATTCTGGAACGGTGTGCGGATCAGGAACTCGGGTCCGTCCAGACCGGTGTCCTCCTCCTCCGTCTTGAACTCATTCTCCGCGCGGTCGTACCAGCTGGCCTTGACCTTGCTGTGCTTCGGCTCGTCCTTAACATTAACCGAGTAGGACAGGATGTTTCCGCCGACGCCCGAGGATACGATCACGCGGCTGAGGGATGCGCCGCTGGCAGATTTGCCGGCGCCTTTCACTACCACCACCAAGTTCTTTGCCTTTACGGTGATCGAGGCGTTGATCTTCTCGCCGATGCGGGTCAGGAACTCGAGCGCGTTCTCGTCGGCCTGAGCTTCATACTGGTTGCTGATGCTCTTCAGCGACGGGTCCATTCTCAGCGTCAGGCCGATCTTTCCGGCTACAGACTCGAAGATGTCGCCATAGGTGGGGTAGTCATCCGGCGGGAAAGCCTTCGGCTCGCGCTTCTTGGCCTCCGACTTCGCGTCTACAGACTTGGCGCCGACGGAGATGCGCTGCGGCCAGCCGGAATAGTTGACGCTGTCGACGACGAACTGGCCGAAGTCGCGCATCAACTCCTCGTAGCCGCCGACCGGGTTCAGCGTGGCGCCGGTGCGCGGTGCCGGTACCACTCCGCCAGGGTCGTCGATGTCGATCTGCAGGGTGTCGGCTTGGTCGCCGTCGGAGTCGGTGATCGTCATGGTCATCAGGCCGGCACTGGTGAGGTTCGGCGTGATGTCTTTGCCATCGGCGTAGACGCGGAAAACGGGAGTAGGCATCAGAGTCCGATCCCCGCACTGAGGTTGAGGGCGCCGGCGGACGCGCTCACTCCCACGCCGCCGGTGCCATACGTGATGCTCGTCGAGACGCTGAGGCCGCTGGTGTCGAAGCCCATGGTGCCGAGCACCGCGATCTCGGCGATGGCCCGCGCCTCCGAACCGCCATACTGAATCATCGACAGGTGCGCAGAGACCATCTGCGGTGTGCCGCGTGTGTCGAGCATGGTCTCCTCGGAATCGAGGCTCACCGCGATCCAGAGGCCGAAGATGTTGATGCCGGCTCCGTTGAAGTGCACCAGCTGCATCGGGGTCAGCCGATTCACCGCCAGGCGAACGCCGGCGAGCTGCGCCAGCCCGCGGCCGTTCAAGTGGCGCGGGTGGAAGGTCGACTCGAGGCTGATCGCTTCGTTGGCCGGGCCCAGTCGGTGAATCGACGGCATGGCGCCAATCACCGGCTGGGGTTCCACTCGCGGCTGAAGAGATCGCCGGATGCTTTCGACGGAGTAGTTCGGGACGGTGAACCGAAACGGTCCCCAGGCCATGAGCATCAAGCGTCTCCGTAGTTCGCGCCTCCGAATGCGATCTGGACGGCGCGATTGAGCCTCTGGTCGAGGACATCGACCAGCATCTTGGCGTCGGACTTGGTCGCGCCGCCGTGAAGGTGGATGGTGACCGGCATGTTGACCATCGGGCCGCCGCCGCCCATTGCTGAGCGGAAATCGCGGTTGGACATGATCCGGCCGTTCTGCGACGGGATGAACGGTTCCGGTCCGCGCTCGCCGACCAGATAGGTCTTGCCAGCTTGCACCGGGCCACCGTCGGCGCGCGGCCCACCGAACTTGTTGGCGTTCGGCGGCGTAACGTACTCGGTCCCGCCGCCACCGCCGCCAATCGCGTTGATGGCGCCGGCGACCTGCCGCGCGAGGTTGAGGGCCTTCTCCAACCTCGTGGTGTCGACGTCGGGATGCCCGGTGACGGACAACTCCTTCTCGATCTGCTTGGCGATCTCCGCCGCCTTGGCTTCCGCCTCAGGCCCGCCCTGCTGGATAGCGAAGCCGTAATCGTCCATCGCCGCCTTGGCCTTGTCAGGCCAGGAGGAGATCGCCGAGTCCAGCTTTTCGAGCTCCGACTGGGTCGCCTTCGACTTCGCCGCATCGACCGAGGAGTGGTACTGCCCTCGGGCGCGCGACTTTCCGATGTTCGACGGGTTCACCCCATAGTTGCGGATAAACCATCCGTCGATCGGATCCGTCAGTCCCCAGAGGTTGCCGTCCGGGTCCACCTCGTCGAGCGCGTCCATTGCCAGCACGCCGGTGCCGACGGCAGTGCCGCCACGTAGCAGCCCGACGCCCATGCGCTTCAGCAGGCTGCCGCCCACCTTGCCGGCCACAGCGCCGCCGACAGCCGCGCCAGCTTTGCCAAGGCCGCGCCCGCCTTTGCCGCCGCCAGGGAGACCGAGCACGTCGCCGATAAGCCCGGTGCCAGCCTTGAAGGAGGCATAGGCGGCGAGCACGCCGGCCGCCACCACCGCCGCCTCGGCCAGCCGGCGCACGGCCGGCCCAGCTTCAGTCAGCTCGCTCACCAGGTCGTCGGTGGTCTTGATGACCGGGCGGATCACACCCTCCCAATCCTGTACTGCCGTCGTGAGCGCCGTCTCGATGGTGCCGGTCAGCTTGGTCCAATCGCCATAGAGGCCCTTATTCGCTTCCGTTCCGATCTTGTTGGCGACGCCCGTGGGTGGCGCCTCCATCATCTGACGGAACTGCTGGAAGAGCGCCCACTGCTGGGCGATCATGTTCGCGCGGCCGCCCTGGCGATCAGTGAAGAAGGCATTCAGGTTTCCAAGGGTCGGGTTGCTCGACATGATGGAGTTGAAAAGACCAACCACATCAACACTATCGACCGAATACTTGTGGTAGTCGGCGAGCCCCTTCGACAGAGCCGAGGCATCTCGAGCGGGCACCTTTCCCTTATTGTCCGTGAACAGTGGCTCCAGGATCTCGGTCATCCGAGTGACGAACTCGCCGCTGTCCGAGCTGACCGAGCGAGTCTCGCCGGTCTCCGGGTCGGTGAACTCGCCATTTTCCAGCAAGTCCTTGACCTTCGCCTCCATCTCCGGCGTCAGGCGCTTGCCGAAGTTGTTCTTCATCATGATGCCGATGCCCTCGGAATTGAGGGCGTCCGGCATGCGGACATAGTCGCTGTAGTTGATGCCCATGGCGGCAAGGGCATCGCGGCCCTTCTTGGTCGGCGCCACCAGCTTGGAGGAGGCCGAGCGCGCGAACACGCCAGCTTCGTCACCACGCACACCGGAGCGGCGCAGGATCATGCCAACAGCGGCGGAATAGGGGTCCGGAAGCCCGGCGCCGGTCGTCGATGCCCCGCCATACTTCATGTACTGGCGGACGTCGTCGTCGCTCATGCCAGAGTTCTTCGCCATCCAGACCATGCTGTCGACGAAGTTCTTGATGGCCTTCACGTCGCTGAGGTCGACGCGCTTGGAGAGCGCCGCGCCGCGGATCGTCTCGGCGCCTTCCTCCAGCGTGACACCCATGGCGAGCGAGTAGTCCGTCACCTGGCGGGTGAGGTTCATGATCGTCTTGGTGTCGCGGATACCGCCCTGCAGGATCTGCGTCTGCGCCTGGATGACATCGACGTTCGAGAAGCGCGTCTCGCCGCCGATGTCCTTGGCCTGCTGGTTCAGCATGCCGCGCTCGGAGCTCGAAAACCCGCCAAGCGCCTGCTGGTAGTCAGCCGCCCGGCTGAAGTCGACGGCATAGGTGAAGCCCTGCTGCGCTCCCTCCCTCACCTTGGAGGCAATGATGCCGCCGCCGACGGCCACCGCGCTCTCGCGCTCTGGACTACGTCCGGAATAGCTTCCGGCGCCGCCGCCCGCCGGCCGCGGCACAGCCGGTGGGCGGCTAGGGCGCGGTATGGGCGCCGGCGACGGCCGATTGCGCAATTCGCGGTCCATCTGGCGGATCTGCCGGATGGTGTCGGCCATCTGTTTGCGGATGGCGCGCTGCGACCCGCTGATGTCCTTCTGGCTGTTGATGCCGAAGGTGCGCAGGTTACGCATCGACGCGAGGGCAGCCTGCCCCTGATCACGGAAGGCCTGCGTCGACTGCTTCAGCGCCGCTCGGGCGCTGCGCAGCTGCGTTTCCATCTGCTTGGTCGGCTTGGCCGCGGCGCCGAAGGCTGCCTCGAGGGTCTTCACCCGCGAACGCGCCACCTTCATCTCGACCGAGGTTTCCTTCAACCCGCGCAGAAGACCACGGAACTCGTTGATCGCGCCGGCTTTCTCGCGGAGGCCTTCCAGCTGCCGCGTAAGCTTGCCGACACCGGGCGCGCCGGATTTGCCCAGTCGAGACAGGGCCTGGTCGAGACTCTTCGCCGAGTTGGCGATGGACTTGGAGTTGCCGCTGAAGGAATCGATCAGCTGCAGGCGCAGGGACGCCGTGCGGGAGGAGGGAGCCATGTCGCTACCTTGCGAATTGGACCGAAGCCTCCCAGAGCGAGGCGAGGTCATGGAACATCAGGCCCTCGATGTATTCGATCGAGACGCCGCCATGGCTCGTCGCCATCACCTCCATCGCTACCGCGAGCCATCCTCGGATGTGGAGGTCGGTTGGCTGGCCGCCGCGTCCGGCAACCCGGACTGAGCGAAAAAACCTTCCTGCCCCGCCTCCACGCGGTTGCCGTCGGCGAGGTCCAGGCTGTTCAGGACCACTGCGGGCACACTGAGCCACGACATGTCGACTTCATCCTCGGCCGCCGGACCGCGCTCGCGCACCGCATCCTCCACCCGCCGGACATACGCCTTCCATTCGCCCGTCGTTGGCCGGCGGATGACGACCTCCTTGTAGACGACGCCATCGTATTCCACCGGGAAGGTGAGGGGCACCGTCAGCGTGCGCGCCGGCCCCTCTCCGGTGAATCTCGGCAACGGCTTGAGGCGATCCATTTCCTTCTGGCTGAGCGCCCGTGTCACCTGGTCCATTCGTCGGTTCCTCAGTATCCGAGAGCCGCGTTGAGACCGGCCAACTGGTCGACCCCGTTGATGATGCGCTTCGGCGGCCAGGCGCCGAGCTCATGCACAATCTGAGCGTTGGCCTCGTAGCGGTAATACTTCACGCCGTTGATGACGAACTCGAGCCCCACCTTCTCGCCGCGCGACCAGGTATCCCGGCTGCTGCCGTTGATGTGGCCATCGGCGACGCAGACGTGCGAGACGATGGAACCGTCCGTCTCCTGCAGCACACCGCCGCGGAACGTGATGCGGCGGGTGGTGCCAGGAGCCATGGCCATGCGACCCATGATGTCGGGATTCAGGCCCGACATCTTGACCGTGATACTCAGCGCGCCGATCGCCGCCATCGGCAGCTCGACGGCGAGGTCCATGCCGCCGCCCCGATATTCCTGCGTCGTCGGGATCGGCAGCGGGAGCTCGACCGTCTCGGTGTCGATACCGAAGTCGAGGGTATCGATGTACATGGTGAAGCCCTGCAGAATATGGCGCATCGCGCGTGCCTCCTATGGGATTTGGGTGCAGGTCACGCGGCGGACAGGACCGTGCCGCCAATGCGGGCGATCTCGCGGATCGCGGCGGCAGACAGGGTGTCGTAATAGCCGGTGTTGCGATTGAAGACGAAGGTGATGTGCTCCATCGGCGCCGGCGCCTCGGAGTCGTAGTGGATGTAGAGGTGTCCCGCCGCCCAGGTGGCCGCGGTGTTCAGCGTCGGGTCCAGCCAGACCCGCCCGCCGAGCGTCGCTCCCAGCGCCTGCCACCGGCGCAGGCCGGCACTCACCGTCTCGCCGATGTCGACGAGGTTCTGCAGGCTGAAGGGCTTGTCGATGAACGGTTCGCAGGCGCGTTCGATCGAATCGATGATCGTGTCGTGCGCGCGGCGCACCGGCAGGAACAGCTTCAGGCTGTCCGAGGACGGGACCCGGTTGCCCCACAGCTTCAAGCCGCCACTCGGCGCCCGCACCACGCAGGCGATCGCGTTTCGATTGAGCAGCTGGGACTCGGCGGAAGGATCGCTGATCGAATGCTCGATCGGTCGGCCCGTGCCGATGATGCCTTCGATCACGTGGTTCGATGGCGAGACCCAGAACCCCTCGGTGTAGTCGACACGGGCGATCAGGCCGGCGACGCGCGCCGAGACCGGCTCCGGCACCACCTGCGCATCCTTGAAGACCTTCACCGTCGGGTCGACGATGTAGAGGCGGTCGGTGTCGTAGTCGGCACGGTCGGTAATCGCCGCCGCCGTGGTGGTGGAGGGGCCGTCCTTGATCACCACAGCGCGGAACTTTGCCGCCAGCGGCAGCATTTCGGCGATCACCGGGTTGGCGGCGGTGCCGAGCGTGGCGGTCGCGGTGGCCTGCGTGCCGCCCGCGGCCGGCGCGCCGATCACCACGGTCGGGGCGGCGGCGTAGCCGTAGCCATTCTTGGTGAGCACGATGCCGGTCAGGCGACCAGAGAGCACTGCGGTTGCCACAGCGCCGGTGCCCGCACCGCTGAAGCTGACGGCTGGCGGGTTGATGTAGCCGGACCCGGGGTTGGTGACCGTGATCCCGGTGACTGCGCCTGCCGCCACGGTAGCCGTCGCCGTCGCCTGCACGCCCCCGGTCGGCGGCGCCTCAATCACGACGGTCGGCGCCACCGTGTAGCCCGTGCCGCCGGCGCCCAGCGTGATCTTGATGCCCTTGGTAATCGTCGACACCGCCTCAGCGCCCGCGCCGCCGCCGCCACCGGTGAAGCTGATCGCCGGGGCCTCGGCATAATCGCTGCCGGCCGTGCCCACCGCGATAGAGGCGACGCCGTCGGTGGGGCGCTGCGAGGTGAAGCCGGGCGAGCAGAAGATTTTCGGCGTGAGGCCCTGCTCGTTCGGCGCACGCCGGAAAGCGTGCACGCCGGTATAGGCAGTCGAGCTTCCAAGGATGTTTTGGAAGGTCTGGTTCAGCGTCCCGCCGGCGGCGACGCGGACCACCAGGATGGTCTGAGACACGCGGGTGGCCTGGTCGAAAATGCCTTCGATGGCGTCCAGCAGGGTGCCGGACTCGCCGAGGCCCTCGACGGCACCGTTGGCGCCATAGACCGGCACCACGGTGTTGAGCGGCCAGAGCTCGCTGTTCGCATCGGGCGCCGTGCCGATGAGCGCGATGATGCCGGTATCGATGGTTTCGATCGGGCGCGGCCCAGTGGTGTTCTCGGTCGTCTCGAGACCGTGGAGAACCAGATCCGCCATGGGGGATTCCTCTTATGGCCCGGCTCGGCCTCTGCCGCGGCCAGGTGAAACCAAAAAAGCCGCCATGCGGCGGCCGGGGTTGGATTTTTGGAACTGAGTTCTGATAGGGCTTATGAGGCCACACGATCTGCAGGCGCTTCCAGCCGTCACAGAACCCGAAGATAGCCAGAACGAGCCTTTTCCCGTCACTGCGGAGATGTTGAAGTCACATGTTCACTTTTCCATTTGAGCAGCCCGAAGTTTATGTGGGCAAGAATTGCCACATAAACCCGCCGACTGTTTATTATTGGGGGGCTGGGAACAAGGTTTCCATTGGGAATTATTGTTCTATCGCCTCGGGAACAACGTTCATTCTTGGTGGAGAGCACCCAAAAGCGTCTTTATCGACGAATACTATTTTGCATCAGATTGAAAAGACCCCGCGGTGCAAGGGTGACATCACCATAGGTCATGATGTATGGCTCGGGACCAATGCAATTCTGCTGTCCGGCGTTGATATTGGAACCGGCGCTATAGTGGGAGCCGGAACAGTCGTTTCGAAAAACATCGAGCCGTATTCGGTCGTTGTTGGGAACCCAATGCGGATTATCCGCTATCGATTCTCGCCGCCAACTATTTCGCGCTTGCTGCATTCATCGTGGTGGGACATGGATCCCGACGCACTGAACGAAGTGCTCCGCAGGAGTTCATCTGTCGATGAATTTCTTGATCTTTTCGAGCGTGAACATAATCTTCGCGGAGGTCAGACGTACTGACCTCCGCTCTGAGAGCTACCCGCACCGTTGCCGGGCAGGTAGTTCGGGTCACCGCTCGAAGTATCGATGAGGGCATTCGTCGATACGAAGTACCTGATGCCAGTGGCGGCGCCCGAAAACGTGAAGTTGTTGATGAACATCCGGGAAATGCCAGTTGCCGAGGCGAAGTAGTCAGAGAAGGCCGGAGTTCCAGTGATGGTCACTGTCTTGGTCGAGCTGTCATGTTCGATCATGCCGCCATGTGCCAGAGATATATGGCGGCCAGCAGCGCCCGTGATGCGGTAGTTTCCGTCCACATAGACGGTGCCGTTCACACAGTTGATGTGTCGGTCGATGGAGGTCGAAAAATCGATATTCTCCATGTAGATCGTGCCGCCACCGTTCGCAACGATGCAGGCATTGTCCACGCCAGTGCCGGGATCGACCGCGGTCTTACCGACCTTGAAGCCGTTCACCTTATAGAAGGCGCCGTTCGCGGCCATGAACGACGCATAGGCGCCGGGAGCAACGACGCAGTTGGCGGGTGTGCTCGGGTTTCCCCTGATGATCACAGACCGGGCCATCGAGGCCCCTACGAACGGGCCATAGACGTGCGGGCCGCTCGTATAGGTGCCGTCCGCGACCTGAACCGTTGCGGTGAAGCCGTTCAGATCATAGCGAGAATGGAGCCTTGAAACCATTTCGGTGATGGTCGCAACGGCACTGCCAGGTGAAAGTCCGTCGTTGGCGTCATTTCCGGTCGACGCATTGACATAGAAGGTGGTGTCGGCGGTCAGGAGTGTTCGCCACGCCAGCAGCACATACGAGCCGTTGATGCGCATATAGATGCGCCCATCCGGCAAGCCGATGCCATGACCATCTCGGGGGGGCATGATTGCCCATCCGGCTGTCGTATACTGGGCAATCTTGCCGGCCTGCCCCGACCAGGCCCCGGTTGCGCCGGTCGGGATCAGGTAGGTTGAGCCGATTGGGGGAGAGCTCGGCGGGGAGGCAGTCGTCGTCGACACCACAGGAATCCAGGGCAAGGTCGTGAGCCGCTGGAGCGCGATCATCATTGAGGGGTCCACTACGATGGTCACATTCGCGAGGTCGCTGAACGCCACCTCGAGCCGGACCGTGCCTTCAACCGTCTGGCCTGAGGAGGGGATCGGCTTGTTGATAGGAGGATCGTAGTGCGCGATGGCGATTAGGTTGCCAGCGTCGTCGATCAGGCCTGCTTCCCTGATCGTGTAAGGCCCCTCGGCAGCCTCAAGAAACGCATCGAAGAAGGCCACATTCGAGGTGCCCACCACCGTGCCGCTGGCTGAAATCGTCTTGCGCGCCACCTCATGATAGAGCGCGGTCTCGCCGCCGGAGGGGACCGTTGCACCGTCGCCAATGGCGATATGCGTGATGTTCACCGTTGTGCCGGCGGCCAGGGCTGCGGCTTCTCTCGACCTGCCCATGTTGGTCAGGATCGCAAACGAGGTCTGGGGCATATTGAGCCTCTATCAGGGGGCGCGCGGGTGGGCCGTGGCAGACGTGAATGTGGCCGCCGTTGCCGCCATGCTTGTCGTGGCGCGCAGAACGGTGGCATCGAAGACGAACGGGTGTGCCACGGCGAGGAGTTGCGTGCGGGCATAGCCGCCGACGTAGAGCGGCCCGCGCGCGCCGAGGACCGCCCGCGTGGTGAACACCCGAGTTTTCGGTTTGGCCGACCGCACCGCGGTAATAGCCTGGCCCTGCAAAATGGGATCAAAGATCGGACTGCCGTCGTGGTAGTTGATCTCGACACGGAAGGTTCCGCGTCGCGCATCGTCTTCCCACCACTCGACCACGTTGGTATCGAGAGAAAACGCCGCCAAAGACCGCTTGACGGCGCCTAGGGTGCCTTTCAGCCGATGTACGATGGGGGAGGCGGCGATCACCGCCCGCTTCTGAGATTCCGACCAGCCGTCGGACCAAACGTCCACGGACACGGCTTGAGCAAGCCACGGCAGCAGCACCACCGGACACGTCGCCGGGTTCCAGATGGTCGCGATCACCCTCGGGTCGACCGTGGCCAGCCGTGCGAGTTCTGCAGTCAGGATCGCCTTCTCGAGCGGCGTTGCGTTTGCCGGCAGCATGGCATCGGCGATAGGTGCGACTGCGGCAATCTCAGTCTCAATCGTCATCCCAGGTGCCCTGCGTCTGGACGGCGGTCACCGTGACCGTTCCGACCTGTGCCGCACCCTTCGGGCCAGGCTCGATGTCGGTCGCCGGCTCAGTGATCACCACCGTCACGGTGTCGTCGATGGCGGCGCGTCCGCCGATCACCTCGCGCTGCACGGAAAGGCCGATGCGCCGGCGGGCCGCTGCATAGGTCTCGAGACGAGTCTTTGCCTCCGCCGCGATCGTCGCGGTGTCGGCACCCGGCGCGTAGTAGAGGATGACCGCGATGTCGTAGTCGGTGACGGTCGCCGCCTCGATGCGAACATTGTCGCCAAGCGGCCTGACATCTTCCGGCGTCACCGCCGCGAATACACGGTCCAGCAGCGGCTGGTCAGCATCGCCATAGGAGAGGGTTGGCAGCACCACCACCAGCGCCTCTGGCGCCAGCACCGGGTCACCCTCGTCGCGGCCGGCGAACGGGGTGGAACGCTTGCCGGCGGTATGTGCGTCGGCGTGCAGCGTATCGCTGTAGGTGGCCTCGTCCTCCTCGGAGTACACCACCGCGTCGGCGACGTCGCGCACACCATCGAGTTCCAGGGCGTGGAAGACATAGGCGCCTTCCGGCCCGGCCGTGCTGAACGCCTCATAGGCCAGCTTGATGCGCTCGCGGAAGACGGAGTCGAGCTCCACCCATTTGCCGAGCGTCGCATCCCACTGCGAATTGGGCGGCTGGTCGTCAGGGGCGTTGTCGTAGACAAGCCTCCCGATGCCGGCATTGGTGGCGCCGATATGATCGAGGTCACCGGTGAGCGCTGTGGCGAGCGACAGTGCCCGGATCGACTCGTTGACGCGCTGGCGGAACAGCGCTTCCTGGTAGCCACCGCCTTCGCTGTAGGCGATCACCAGAGGGTCGGTTTCAAGGCCGGTCACATCGTAGACGATGCCGCGCTGTGCCAGCGCCTCGACGAGATAGGCGTCGCGGCTCGACTTTATGTCCTCGAAATTGACCGGGACGACGGCGGGAACATCGCCAAGCTGCGACAAGTCCGGTGCGATGAAACGGCTCATGTGACGGCCTCGACGGTGACGCCCAGCAGCTGCGGCGTGATGGTGTAGGCGATCTCTTGCAGGGACGGGTTGCTGTAATCCCCCAGGTGCCCCCGCTCGAAGAACACTCCGCTTATCAGCAGGATGACGTGCCCCGGGGTGCTCGCATCAATGCTGGTGCGCATCAGGACGAAGCCCGGCTCCCCGTATTGGCGGCCCTCCACCAGGCGGGGTTGAAGCGCCTCGGCCACCGCGACGTAGAAGCTGATGATGGTTTCTTCGTTTTGCGGCTTGTCGATGAGGCCAGGCACGTTCGAACCGAACTTGCGGCGCTGCACGCGCTCACCGATCTCCGTGGTGAGGATCTTGCCAATGCTCTGAACGCAATGCGACCAGCCGGAGAGGATCTGGCCTGTCTTGGCGTCCAGGCCGACCCTCGCCATCAGCGCGTCTTCCGCTCAAGCATCGCCGGGTCGGGCTCAGGCTTGGGCGGGCTTTCGACCGCCCCGACCACCGGGGGGTCTTGTCCCAGCAGGCCGGCCAATTCCGGGTATTTCGCCTCGCGCTCGGTCAGAGGGCCGACCGGGTCGCCCTTCTTGCGCATCGCGCCGGCAATGAAGCCGTCGACCTGGGCATAGTAGTATTTCCGCATCGTCGTCTCCTTTCAGGGGCTCGTCTGGGGCGGACCAGAGATGTCGTCGCCGCCCTGCACCTCGATGTGGCGATGGGTGTCGCCGATGTTCCGGCCGTTGTGGGTCATGGCGCCGCCAGACGCCGCCAGCCCGGCATTGCTGATCTCGAGCATCCCCTCGGTGAACCGATAGGTCGCGCCGCCAACGCCGATTTCGAGGCTGCTGCCGTTGTGCTTGATGGTGACGTTGCCGACCTTGGTGGTCTTCTGGCCGGCAGTATTGTCCGGCTGCGGCACGTCGTTCGTGTAGCCGCCGGGGATGATGAAGGCGCGCCCCATGTCCCCGTTCGGGCTCATCAGCACCACCCGTTGGCCGGCGCTCAGAGGTATCCACTCGACGATGTCGCCGGCCTGCGCCTGCCAAGCGGACTGCTTGCTCTTCACGCCCTGGGCATCGACGATCGCAACGCCGGACTCGAGATCGACGGAGATCACCTTGCCGTCGCGGATCATGTTGTTCTGGCGGACTTGCAGCCGAGCCACCTGCTTGCTCAGCGCCTGAACCTGCGTGATTAGCCGAGCGAGGGCGACCTCATAGTTCATGGCTCACCTCCCGATAGGAGCGTGAAGTCGATCGCCGGCGGCAGCACGATGGTTGGATTCGCCGGCATGCCGAGCGCATCCATGACCTGGCGCGAATAGCCGAAGTTTCGCATCTCCCGCTCGTAGGCGGTGGCGCCAGCGCCCCGGGTGAGGCCCTGACGGATCATCGCCACTCGCGGCCCGTAGTCGGCGTGCTTTTCGAGCTCGGCGAGGAAGGCCTCGACGGGCTTCATGAGCGTGCCCATGAGCGGCTCACGAGACGCTTTCATCTCGGTGGTGATCTGTCGCGCCGCCAGCCGTTGGCCGCCCTCCACCGACGCGCCGCGCCGGCTGATCGTGGTGTTGAGGTTCGGGCAGATCGCGTTAAAGGCATCGCTCGCCAGTGAGCCGGCATTCAGCGCCCAGAGGATCTGGGATTCGAGATCGTCGAGATCCTGCTCAATCTCACTGTCAGTCAGCGGGCAGCCGGCGCGATAGGTGTTCGGCTTCTTCTTGTCTTGCTCCATCTGGACGACAAGCAGTTCCATCGTCACGGATAGCAGGCGGTCCTTGTGCGACATGGACCCCTTGGTCCAGTGGTCCTTGTCGTAGTCGGTGTAGACGACAACGCAGGGGAAGGCCCGGTCGGCTGCCATGTCTTCGATCGGTTCGATCTTGGAATCGAAGATGTTCCTGCCGGCCAGCGTCGGCCAAGGCTCCTTGAGGTAGTTGTTGAGCGCATGGACGACCGCCAGCCGTGCGACCGTGCGGAGCATGCTCATACCTGGCCTCCGATCATTGCCATCTCCAGCACCAAGCGGGAGAGGCCATCGCGCTGCACCGACACCACCTCGAACTTGGGCAGCTCGCAGTTCTTGGTGAACGTGACGATGTCGCCCTGCCGCGGCTCGCGCTGAGTGGCGTTGTCGAAATAGCGGCGGTCGATCGAGAGTTGCGGATCTCGGCCAACTTGGAGCGCGCGGAGATCGTTCGCCTCCCGGTAGGATCGACGCACACCAAGCTGCACACCGTATTCGACCGAGACGAAATCGAAGATGCCGTACCCTGTGATGGTGATCCGGGTCGGGTCAGGCTGCGGCCGGCCGTTCGGCGTCGATTGCGTTGGATCGATCCTGAAGGCGATCGCATTGACCCGATCGACCGCCCGGCTCGTGCTTCTATCCAGGCGGTCGAAAATGCTCATGGTCAGAAGTCGCTGTTCAGGCGCACCCGGCCGGTGGCCGACGGGTTCGCCGCCGCAGCGGTTGCGACGCCGACCTTGGTGTTGCTGGTGGCCGTGGTCGTCATGACGCCGGCGGCCGTCGCATAGATCGTGGCGCCGACGGTCCACGCCTCGGCCGAGGTCTTGTCGAGGTCGTACACGCCACCGGTCTCGAGGTCGAACAACTCGCCCTCGTTCGCAGAGTAGACGGCCACGCCGAAGATGCCGCCGATCTTGTAGAATTTGCCGCCGATGACGCCGCCGGTCGGGGCCGGCAGGGTGAGCGTCTTCCCGGGCTGCACGTAGTTCTTCATGGGATATCTCCCTTGCTGGAAATGGAAACGCCGGCCCGAAGGCCGGCGCGCGCATCAGCTCTGTTCGGGGTCCCCGATCAGAGGCCCGGGTTCTTGTAGGCGAAGCGGTAGTCGGTCAGGCCCGCGCCAAAGTAGTGGTCGAGGCGATACTCGACGCCGTCATAGTCGAAGCCATGACGCTCCATCGTGCGCGGCGTCTCGTAGCCCGCGAGGTAGGCGTACTGCAGGCCGCGACCGAGCGTGGCGGCCGGCGACGCGAACAGGAACCAGGCCTTGGCGGACAGGCCATCGATACGGCTCTCGTAGACCGGCTGCATCGACTTGATCGCCTGGGGCACGATCTGGTCGGTGGTGGTCGGCGAGGTGATACCCTGGATGAGGGTCTGGGCGTCCACCTCGAGATCGGTGCCGGTGAACACGTAGGTCGGGGCGAGCGAGATCTGCTGGCCGTCGATGTCCTTCATGAGACGGAACGCCTTGCGGGCCGCGATCAGGTTGGCCTTGTCCAGCGCGGTGCCGGCCGCGGCGAGGTTGCCGTGGTTGGCATGGAAGAGGGCCGTGTTGTCGCTCTTCAGCTTCTTGTTGCTGATGATGACGCCCCAAGTGATATTGCCCTCAAGGCGGGCCACCACGCGGCCCCAGTTCGCGATGAGGTTGGAGAAGGCTCCGAGCTGATCGTTGATGATGATCTTCTCGGTCAGGCCGATCACCTTGCCGTAGTGGCTGATGGTGAAGCCTTCCTCGCTCTCGCGGACGGTCCCGCGCTTGTACTCGCCCTTCTCGGTGATCTCCTCGAGCTCGGGGCCGTTGCCCATCTCGAGCACTTTCACCTCGCGCAGATCCGGGAGCACGTTCCGGCTTCCGATCAGCTGGAAGGTGTTCTGCTCCTGCTCGAGGGTATAGGCATTCATCATCGTCTGGCGGGTAATGTCGCCGAGGATGATCGGGAAGTCGGTAGACGCATTCAGCGAGCGCCGGACGATGTCGATGGCCGCCCCACGCGGGCTCTCGCCGCGCGCCGCCAGACACTCGCGGGCGAGGTCGACGAGCGTCATGTTGCGGTACTCGTTCGCACCGGCCTCCAGCGTCGGTGCCAGGCCATGGCGATGCATGATGCCGTTGGCCGCGAGCCGGCGCATGGTATCCTGCGCATCGCGCCCGCCGCGCGTCGAGACGTGCGGGAAGGTGGGCGTCTGCGCCTGACGTGCGATCATCACGTCGAACGCCGTGTTGCGGAACGCCTCGATCGTGGTGCCGGTATCGATGGCCGTGCGCACCTGCTGGTCGTCGAGGGCGATACCGGCAGAGCGCGCCAGTTCCTCGATCTCGCGCACGCGCCGACGCTCATTGGCGACCGCCGTGCGGGACTGCTCCTCAACCTGCGCCTGCGTGACCGCAGGCTGCAGAGGGGCGAGGCCGCCAATACCAGTGGCGCTGGCGGCGCGGAGCGCGGCCTCCTCCTGCTCCCGGCGGGTGGCCTCTTCGGCAGAGCGCCGCTGCGCCTCCTCGGTGGCGCGGGCCGCGGCGTCTTCGGCGTCGTAGGCCGCCAGCAGGCGCACGCTCAGCGCCTCGTCGGTCTCGTTCGCGTTGCGGGTGATCCCGGCGCCGAGGGCCAGGGCGTCCAGCTTCTCGCCCTTGTAGGACTTGGCGGCGTCGCGCTTGTTCATGATGGAGTCCTTCTTCGTAGCGGCGGGCGCCGCGCCAATGGGGGTGTCCTGGCGAACCAGGACGGTGTCGTAGTCGTCGCCGCTGGGCTGCGATCGTGAGTAGGCGCCGGCATCCGCGGGCACCGGGACCGCTGACAGCTCCATGGGCTCCCAGTCGGTCGCACGAAGGATCGGCAGCTGGCCGTCGGACCCTTCGGTTTTCTCGTAGCGGTGGATTTTGTAGCCGACCGAGATGGAGACCGGATGCCCGTCCCGGAGATCTTGCAGGATCTCCTCCGCCTTTTGCTTCCGCGAGAACTTGATCGTCGCGTAGCCCTTGCCGCCGTCGATGCGGATACTGCCGGGCACCACCGTGCCAAGGCGCGAATCCATCGACCAGCTTTCGTGCGTGTCGAGCAGTGCCATGGCGCCAAAGCGGTCCATCCGGATCGCCTTATTGTCCACGGCAAGCTCTTCCATGTAGTACCCCTCATCCCAGGAGTACCTCTTCACCCTCGCGCCAGTGGTCCAGCAGACCTCGACGGTACGATCATCGACGTTCAGAGTGTCAGAGCGCACCTCGACGGCACCGAAGCCCTTCGGGATGCGAATTTCCTTCTCATTGGGTGCCGGCATTGCCGTCTCCGTTCTTGCCTCCCGGCTCCATCTGGAACTGGCCGTTGTTGGTGACCTTCCGTGGATCGGAATCGAGGATGACCTTGCTCGAGGTCTGGTCGACGGCGGTGTTCCACTCGTCGATTTCCTGCAGCACCTCCTTGGGATCCCGACCGGTTTTGCCGATGACCTCCTGCGGCGAGCGCTTGCCCATCCGCATCTCGATGAGATCGGCGCGGGCATCGTCGAGGCGCGTGATGCTCTCGACTTCCGGCGGGTTCCACTCCACGCCGATCTTCCAGGCCCGAGGGATTTTCCCTGCGTCCTTTGCGGCGGCGATGAACCACTCCCAGACCTGCTGAAGCACCGGTGGGATCATGAAGTGCCACTGCACGGCGGACACGAAGGTCTGGTACTCGAGGAGACCCAACTTGCCGGACGCGAAGTTCGCCTGGCTGAAGTCCCCCGTCAGCAGCTCGTAAGGCAGCAGCACGCCGGCGGCGATCGTGCGGTGCCGGGTCCTGATGTAGGCCTCGATGCCGGCAGAGATGGCGGGCGTGTTGAACTTCACGTCCTTGCCGCCGCGCAGGATCGCAAACGACCCGGGCTCCATAGTTTCGAATGGGTTGCCCTGGAAGTCCTCGATCGGCGCACCCTTTTCCTTACCGTCGGCAGGGTCGAGGAGGCCGATGTTGGGATCGTCGGCGTTGTCGTCGGCGGGAATGACCAAGCCAACGACGGCGGCCTCGGTCTTCTTGCGAATGTTCTCCGAAAGCTCGTAGTCAGCGAGGTTGTCGATGTCGTTCATCACCGGCGCCATCCAGGGCACGCCGTGCACCTGGTTGGTATCGGGGCGGTAGATGTGGGCGACGTCCGATGCGGGGATGAACTTGCTCGCCAGCGCCGTGCCGGTGCCCCAACCGAGGATGTCCTTCGGGTTCCGGGGGAACATCCAGTAGCCGGCTCGATTGCCGATCAGATCGAATTCGACGCCTTGCCGGATCTCATGGCCCGTGTCGGACGCCGTCGTCTTGCTCCAGTCGCAGTATTCGGAATCGAGGATCTGCAGCTGCAGCGGGACCGGCAATCCATCCGACGGGCGACGGCTGCGCTTGCGGAGGTACGCTTCGCCGTCCGTCACCATCATCCTGGTGAGCATGTACTGGGCGCCATAGAAATCCATGGCGCCGCCAGTTATGCACACCTTCGACCATTCATCGAAGAGCTCGTTGACCTTCTTGGCCTTATCCTTGGTCTTGCCGTCACCTTCGACTTTCGCCCGCGGCCTGATGCCGAAGCCGGTGATGTTGTTCGCGTGCGACGTTACGATCTTTGCCGCGAGCGGATTATTGCGGACAAGATCGCGCGACCGGTCGCGAAGGCGCTGCCCTGCCTTTCCGATCTCAGCATCAGCGCCAGCCGATGAGCCGTGCCAGTATGCCGAGATGCGTCCGCGACCGGCAGCTTCGTATCTACGGGTGCCCTCGAGGAGGGCGATCCGTCGCCTGTTCGCTGCACGCTGTGCTCCGATTTTCGGGCTGAAGTAGCCGATCGCCTTATCCAGAAGGTTCGTCATCAGACGCCCCTCCGGAACGTGGTGAGTACGACCTGGGGCCGCTTCGGCTTGCCGGCGATCGCGGCCTCGAGGTCGGTGATGATCGCCTTCATCTCCTCGATCGACCGGTACGTGACGTCGCGCTCGCGGAACCGGACACGTGTGGCGCCGAGGTAGTAGGCCTCTGTGAGGTCTCGCAGCAGTTCGCGCTTATCGGCCGGCGATAGAACGTCGATGTCGATGCCGGGCATTACCAGAAGCTCTCTTTGCGGCCTCCCCAAAAGCTCGAGGACCGCCGCGCCCCCTGCCGGGGAGGCGAGGCTGGCGGAGTTCCGGATGGAGGCGGGACGTCGGGGGGCGGATCGGCGGCGGCCCGCCTAATCAGCGGCGGCCCGTCGCGCAGCTTGGAGAGGTTGAGCATCACGAGGGCCGCGCCCTGCATGGCCTCGCAGTCGAGGAAGTGGTTCTCTCTTGAGCGTCGAGCCCACTTTACCTTGCCGTTCGGAGCCACCGTGCGCGCTTCAGCGACGATCTGTCGGCAGTAGTCTTCCGTGATGTCCTTCGGAAGATACCAAGATCCCGGCGTGTTGTGCAGCCATCTCACCTTCTGCTGAACCCAAGATTTAAGATAATCTGGGTCCAGAAAGACGAGATCGATGCCTTTCTTTATTTCCTTGCCATTGATCTTGATGTCGATCTTGCTCACGGAGATCGGCTTGCGCATTGGGCGCGACGAGCCCTTGGTGGCGCGTACCAGGTTGGGGAACCGACGTGCGAAAGCATAGACCCGATGTTCGGGAACTATGTACGGCTTGCCGGGGCGGAAGCCTGAATCAACCAGCACCAGCTTGAGCGGCATGCCGCTATAGGCCTTCGGGTCGGTGATGATGTCGGCGAGTTGCGCCCAGACATCCTCGTCCTCTGGCGCGCCCATCAACTCCGCGGCGTCCACCAGCCAGGACGTTCCGAACGCGCCCCATGCACGCACGGTGAAGACGAGACGATCCTTCTGCACGTCGACGGTCATGGTCAACACGCGGCTGCCCGCTGGGACAACCCCCATCTTGTAGCTGTCGATCGCGCAGTTCTGGACCTCCTTCCACTCCGGCACGTCCCCGCCGCCCGGCGCGTAAAGCTCTCCGAACCCCGCGTTCTTCGCGGTCTGGACGTCGCCCGGATTGCCGGATCGAACTGCCTCTACATACTCGGCGGCGCGCTGACCGAACGATACGAACGGCGAGCACAGGCCAGACGCCCAATAGCTGATCGTCCAACTCTCCGGCGGTAGGCCGTGCACGATACCGTCGGAGGTGACGCGCTGCCCCGGCGCCACGTAGACGCCGCGGCGGTTCATCTCCTCCTTGTGCGACTCGAGGATGGGATCGGCGCACCCCTGCGGGCATTGGAGGTATGCGGTCTTGCCCGCCAGGACCGGGGTCGAGGGCCGTTCCTTTCCGTCCTTACCCTTCGGCTTTTCCCACTTCAGGCACTCGAACCGAGGGATGAAATACTCGGCGCAATGCGGGCAGGGCCAAGCCCAGTGATAGCGCGTTCCGCTGAGCCAGAGGCGCCAGATCGTCGATTGAACCTGCGCCTGCAGCTCTTCCTCATCCTCGGGGCAGGACCAGAAGTCGAGGCCGCTCTCTTCGTCCCTCTCCACCTCGGCAACCCCCTCGCTCGGCGTCGACGTGATGACGTGGACGAAGTCCGCATAGGTGTACCCTCGGGCGTCCACCGCCGCGACCGGGTTACCGAGACCCTTCAGCGTGGCCATCATCTCGTCGGCTTCGTCGGTGAGCGCTAAGCCGATCGAATCTGATTTCAGCTCGCCGCTGGATCCGCCATGGGCCATGCGCAGAGAGACGCCGCTTACAATGCGCGCGGTCTTCATCTGCATCCGACTTGGCGCCATCAAGCTAGCGAGGCTCGTGTTCTCGAGCAGGTCGTCCATGCGCGGGGATAGCCGCTTGCGGATGAAGCCTTCCGAAGGGGCGACCCACAAAATCGGCACCGGCGACGTGGCGAGGCGCGTGCCGGCGATGTCGAGCATCGTCTCGGTCTTGCCCATCTGCGCGCCGACCACCACGACGATGCGCCGATGCAGCCGGGAGTGCGCGGCCAGCGCCGGCGCGATCATGTAGGGGGTCTTGTAAGGATCGCGGGGCCCCGGCACGCCAGTCGAGGATTTATGAACGCGGTTCTCGGCCGCCCATTCAGGCGGCGTCTTCTGGGGCTTGGGCTGCCATAGCCGAATTGCCGACTCGTAGAGCTTGCTGGCGTTTTGCCGCGCGATCGGCCAATCGTAGTCGGCCCTTGTCGATGATGCCATTGAGCCGCTGCCTCTCCGCCGGGGTGCTCGAAATCTCGGCCGGCAGACCTTGAAGCCATGTGATGAAATCGGCGATCAGCCCCTGCGTGACGGCATCCGCAAGATCGAGGGGGATGAGCTCGCCTTCCTTCTGCAAACGCTTCATTCGAAAATCGAGCGCGCGTTCTGTGTGCCAGTCATCGACAGACCCGGTGGCGACCTTCTTCTCAGCGCTGGCGCGAAGGAACTCGCAATAGGCGGCCGTCGCCATATCCGGGTCGAACTGACCACGGCCGATTGCTGGGATCGTTCCTTCTTTCACGAGCTGTTGCAGCCACCGCGTCTTGATGCCGAGATGCTTCGCCATGCCCTGAGAACTCAGGCTGATGCCACTCAGATCGTCGCGGCGCACGTCCGCCGGCTTCCGCTTGGTGACCATCAGAACCTCATCAGCTTGGTCAGTCGCTTTTCGACGGATTGCAGCAGGAATACCGGCCCCTCCCTCATGAAGATCTCGAGGGATTCATCCTCGGGAATTTCCTTCATGAGCGACGGACCGAACAGCCGGCGGACCTTGCCGTACTGGACGTTCGTCGACGCGAAGCGGCCATTGGCGCCGCGCGGCTGGTTCTCCTTCAGCCCGTAGGTCCAGAGGATTTTCGGTGCCTGGCTGGTCGTGCCAGCTTCTGGTGGCCGGAACGCATAGAACCCGCTGTCAGTCGCGAACGACCGCTTGAACACACGCGGGTTGTTCCACACGCTCGACCTGACTGTGCCGCGTTCGATGCCGCGGCGGCCCAGGTTCATGCGGTTCGATCGCGCCACGGCACGCAGGCCGCGGTACTCTTCGATGTCCGTTCCACCCTTCACGCCGAAGATGTCGAAGGCGAGCAGTTCCCGGCGCGGGATGCCCCGCGTCCCGGCCACCACGTAGCTCTGGTAGTTGCCCGACCGCAGCGCCATCTGGTGCGCCACGGCCTTCTGCACTCGGGTCTTGATCTTGCGGCCGGCATCCACCACGCCGCGATGCAGCTCAGTGCGCGCTCGCTCACTCGCCAGGATCTCCGCCATCCCGGCGAAGCGGCCAATCAGCTGCAGATCCTTCCCGCTTTTCACGATGCGCATAATGCGGGGCCCTCAACCTATTGGTGCTGTATCCCCGGGGGTCGAGGGCATTTCGCCATTCGGATTGCAACCTGAGATCGGCGACGTCGACCTCATCAAGCGAGGAAAGGCGCCCTGGAATACGAATCCGCAGCGCAAAATCAAAAGCCCCTCAAAGGGGCGGATATCGCGCTGCCGCGCACCCGCGGAGGCCGGCCCCACCCCCCGAAGAACCTAACCCCGGGGGAGGGTTCCAACCCATTGGCAATGCTAGGCTTTATGCCGCGGAGGGCGCAGCGGCCGGAGGAGGGCAGGCGAGGGCAAACCCCTTGAAGCGCAAGGCTTTGGTGCCTGTAGCGTGGTGTGCCGCCGTGGTGCATCCCCCAAGGGTAGGGTGGCACGGGGCATGCTACGTGCGACGCGCACGGCTTTGCCGAATAGGCGCGGGCAGGGCATGGGGCTGGCGCTGTCGTCGCGGGGGGTGCGGGTGGCGTTCGCCGTGCCGGGGATCGCAGATCACTGCGAATCAGTTCCGACAGGCACACTGCGACCGTTCGGCGTCGGATATGACTCGCGGCGGGTGTGACACGCAAATGCAGCGTCGCGCGCTCCCCTGTCTCCTCCGCTTCGCTCTCCCTGTCCCTTCCCTGTCTTCTCCTCCCTTGAGGGTGGCTATGGGGCGGGGTTGCGACGGCGTATCGGCGGCGCAATGCGCACCTGGTGCGCGGGGTAAGGGGCTTGGTCGCCGGAGTGGCGCGAATCAGCCGGGTTTTTCTGCGTCTGTGCCTCGCAACCCGTTGATATTTCGAAGAAAGTTTTGCGCGGAGCGATCTGAAAAACTGGCAAAAACGGGCAAGTTTTCATGAGCTCCGGATTTTCGAAATCCTTATTTTTCAACGACTTACACATTTCATACGAAACGGCTTTGCATATCGTACAAAACGTACGAATATTCACTTGCCGACGCGGTGAGCCGCAGAGGCAGCCGGGCCGAAAGGCACCCGGCGGCTCTTTGAAAATCAGGCATCTGCTCTTGCCTTCCTGCCGGAAGGTGTACCGGGAACGTGGTTGCTTAGGCGACGTGGTTTCTGGCGATTGGACGGCAGGCGGGAGCGACAAGGGACGATGACGCAATAGGGGTGCATCCGTGTCGGCCGTGACGGGCTGGCCAGTGTACGGGCTTTGCAAGGGGGCTGCTTAGAACTGACCTTGCCGTGTGGATAGCGGGAGACCGTGCCAATCTGCACCATAGCCAGCGGGAACGCTGGTTTGAGCGAGCTGCGGCATGCGGCGAGGCTTAGGAACCGGTCAACAAGCGGCCGGCGGGGCGGAGGGTCTAACCGCCGAAACAACCGAGACACAAACCCAATTCGTTGGAAGCCGGTGCGGTATGTGCTGCACCGGCTTTCAGCATTTCAGCGTCAAAGCGATGACGTCGCTTTGGCGGTGCAATGCACCTTCCCCCGCCGCTCATGGCACAAATGGAGACCTCTCATGACCAAGTTCACGATCCTGACCGGCGCCGCTATCGGCAAGGCCATCGCTGGTTTCGGCAAGGCAATCGAGACGTTCAAGGCGCGTGAGCATCAGCTGGCGTTCTCGGCGCTTAACCACGTCGACATGCACAATGATCCCAAATATCTCAATGCCCTCTACGCGGCGACGCCGGCCAACTATCGCGGCGGCCTGCGCCTCTGGGCGACGCATTTCGGCGCCGTGAAGTTCGACGAAAAGGCGGAGTCGGGCCCGTTCGTCTACGCCAAGGGCAAGACGGCGGACATGGAAGGCGCGATGAACACGGCGCCGGCGGACTTCGTGAAGTCGCAGAAGGGCGACGCGGCAGACAAGGCGTTCGACATGGTCGTAGAGCTGGAGCGGCTGCTGAAGCGAGCTGGCGACAAGGGCGCCGGCCTGCGCGAGCTCAACGCGGTCAAGCTGGCGATTTCCAGCCTCAAGGGCGCCGAGATCGTCAGTGCCAAGCCGGCGCCGATCGTGAAGAAGGCCAAGCCGGCGGCCGTGGCCGAGGTGCAGGCCGCCGCCTGACTGTCCTCGCCCTTCGCGGTAATTCAGGGGGGGCGGCGCTAATGCCGCCCCTGTCTGCCGTGTCCCTACGTGAGCGCGCCTTCTACGCGCTGACGCGGCGACATGCCGATCCCGCAATCATGCGACAATGGAGACTTCTATGCGCCGCCCGACGCCCGTATTGCGTCCGCACTATCGCACGCCGTTCATCAGCCGGGAGGGCGCCCGCGCGCTCATTGCTGCCGCGGTGCTTTCGTTCACGGGTGCGGCCATCCCCGTCGCGCTGATCTTGAACGACATGCCGCAGATGCCGCTGGTGCAGCGCATCGCGTCGGCTCGCGCGGATGTGCTCGCCCGTCCGTGTTTCACCGACACGGACTGCCGGCGCCGCATCGCTGCGCACGGCGTGGATCCCGTCTACTATGAGGGGCCCGACGAGTGGCTGGAGTCCGGCTGCCTCGCGAAGCGTGATCGGACCGCGTGCGCCTATCTGGCGGCTTGGCGGCAGATCGAACCGTGAGCCAAGTTCACAATGAGCGCACCAAGCTGACAGCCAATGCGCTCGACCGGGCCTCTACCGCCTGCCTGACGGTCGGGGTACTTGGGCCCGGCGCCGCCGCGCTCTACGGCGTGGGCGGAGCGTCGGCCGGCGGGTGGATCGTCGCCGGCGCCCTGCTTTGGCTGTCCGCCGCTGCGGTGCTACACTCCATGGCACGCCGCACCCTCGGGAGCCTCAGATGACCGGCCTTTGGATCTTCGCCTTCGTGGTGCTGCCCATCGTCGTCGTCGCCATGGGCTATGCCGCCATGCGCCTCAACGAGCGCAACATCGGCCTTCCCGCCGGCGAATAGCCGCAGCACCAGCACCATTCGCACAGGGCCGCCCGCTCTCGGGCGGCCTTTTGCTTTCCCACGCCCGGGCTCTTCTGCGCCGCCGGCTGTAGGCGGGCATGAGACCGTGCGCAGCATAGGAGACTGCCATGCGCCGGGCCTGAAAGCCGGCTCCAGCACCATCGGCGGGAGATCAGCGCGCCCGTCCCGCCCGTGAAACCGGACGCGCACCCCTGCAATCATGCACCCCCACGGAGACCCCCATGTTGCGCTACCTGCGCATGACGTGGATCGTTGTGCGGTTCTCGCTCAACGTCCGCGCCTCCTTCGCCGACTTTGTCGAACTGCACGCCCTCTGCACGTTGGTCGTCGCCAGAGCCCAAACCCCGACCGGGCCCATGCTCCTTGGCCAGGCTCGCGCCAAGGTGCGCCGCATGCGCATCGCTCGCGCGCTTTCCCGTGCCCGGCGGGAAGCGCCCCGCGGCTGGTACACGCCGCCGCCGCACGTCGCCTGACGGAGGCGGTCATGAAGAGTCGCGACCGCCGAAAATGGCTGGAAATGCGCGCCGAGACGCTGGGCGATATCCGGTTCTGGCAGAATCAGCACCACCAGTCCTACGCGCTCGCCGTCTCAAGCATGGCCCTTAAGCGATACGGCCAAGCCGCCACCGCACAGCGCCGCCAAGCCTGCGCGCACACCAAAATGTCGGGCGCCCTCCGGCACCTCGCCGAGATCAACGACGCGCTCGGGCTGTAGCTCCTGCTGCACCTGCGCGCTTTCTCACGACCTGCACTTTCTTCGACGACCAGCACCCCGGCGAACATGCCTCCAGGAGACCAGCCCCCATGAAACCCGCCATCCCCTACGTCTATCGCGTCAGCCGCCGTCAGCGCGCCCGCCGCAACCGGTGGACGCTGTCTGTCATCCCTCCGCATGGCCAGCCCGACATCCTCGCCCGTTACGGCTCCCGCCGGCAGGCGGTCGAGGCCGCCGATATTCTCGCCTCATGCGGCGGGATGGTTGAGGTGCGGTCATGATCAAGAACGCTCTGCACACGCCTCTGCGGCTCTCGGACCGCCGATCGGATGTGGTCACCAATGCATTCGGCGTCGACATCGCGCAGTGCATGTCGGTCGACCATGCTTTGCCGCTGATCCATGCCGCAAACTGCCATGACGACATGCTGGCGGCGCTGATCGGCCTCGTTGGTAACGGGTTCACTGACGAAGAGCTGGCGCGACGTTGGTCGTGGCGCATTGAGGATATCCGCACGGCCCGCGCCGCCATCGCCAAGGCGGAGGGCCGGGCCGATGGCTGAGGCATCCGGCTTCTGCACCTGGCTCGCCGCCCGCCATGGCACCCGCTGGTGCGTGGCGCAGCGCCTCACCGACCGCCTGCGTCGGCAGGGCTATGACCTCGCCCTGTCCCCGAAGAAGTATGCCGCGCTCGAGGCGGAATACGAGCGCCTGACCGGCGAGCAGGCCCGCCAGATCGCCGCCGACTATGAACGCCGCTACGGCGCGCCGCTCGCCGCCATGCTGAACGGGGGCTACACCAATGGCTAAGGGGAAAATCGTCTACCAGAAGTCCGTCGCGGTCGAGCCGAACGAGTCGATCACGGCCTACTGGTTCAAGCACTACCTGAACCCCGGCGTCGGCTTGTGCGGCCTGTGCGGGAACTCCGGCACGATCGACACCACGGCAACGGCGATCAGCGCCGCAGGGGTCCGCGCCGGCGGCCGGTTCCTCTGCATCTGTCCGAACGGGCAGGCTTTGCGCAATGCTGGAGAGCACCTCGATGCCTGACCATCCCAACATCCGCCGCTTCCTCGACCTGTCGACGGCGCACCTCAAGCTGGAGACGCGCGGCCTCTGGTCGACCACGTTCAATCGCCCGGTTCATGTCCACCAGATCGAGTACGGCTTCTTCGTCTGGGCCGGCACCGATGAGGACGATGGCACGGACGACGGCTGGCCGACCGAGGTCGCCGCCTGCCGCAAGCTCGCCCGCTCGCTCGACTGCGACTACCTGCTGTTCGACGCCGATGCGGACACCGTCGAAGGACTGGAGGTGTTCGATGACTAGGTGGCTCTCCCCGACCGGCAGCCTGATCATCGGCACGCTGGAGAACATCCCCGGCATCGCCCGGCTCATCGATATCAGCGACGATGGCCGCATCGAATACCTGGGCGGAACTGACATCCTTTGGGATGGGCAGGCGACCGTCCAGCGCGACGGCAAGTCGGTCTTCGTCGACGAGGGCGGGGACGAGTGGGCCTTCGACCAGCTGGTGAAGGCGCCGGCCGATGGATGACCTCACCTCTCGACTAGCCGCTAAGCTCCGCGAGGTCTTAGAGTTCTTCAACGACGCGCCCCGCTTCAGCCTGCGCAACAACCGCCGGCGGGACTCCTATCAGATCGCCGGTGAGATCGACCTCCTGCTCGAGGAAGCGGACGGTTCGGCCCCGCCACCCGCGCCTAGCATCCCCTCGGACACGGCGCTGAATGTCCGCATGTCGGACGCCAAGAGCTACACGCCGCTGCAGATGGAGGCGGCTCTCTGCGCCTGGGAATGGATGCTCGAGCACCAGTCGCTTGGAGCCGACAACACCGACCTCTGGGAAGCCATGGGCGCCAGCGCCATGCGCAATTGCTCGATACAGGCCGGCTGCATCGCGCTGCTGGTCCACGAGCACATGGAGGCGCAGGGATACGAGTTCATCGGGGCGTACGATTGGGAGTTCGTTCCCTCCATTCTGGAGCGGCTGGACTGGCGGGCACTGGCAAACGACAACCAGTATCACCTCGTGCCCTACAGGCCCGATGTCGCGGCGCTGTTCGTGGTCGTCCTCACCGCGGATATGGCAACTCATCCGCCTAGCCACCGCCTCTTTTTCAAGCGGGGCGCCGCATGATCGGCGACCTGTTCCGCGAGGCTCTCCCGCATCGGCTCGCGCCAGACCATCCCGTCCATCTTGTCGGCCCCTATGCCCGCCAGACTCTACACGGCTTCCGGCTCAAGTTCTGGTTCGCCATGACGGGGCACAAGGATGGCACTCGGAGGTACGAACTGGCTTTCGATGTCGGCGACCCGAAAGGCAGGCACAGGTATCGCGGATCGGGCGAGCCGGGCGACTATCGGGAGCACACCCTGCCGGGTGACCTGTCGCTCTATCCTTCGATGCCGTTCCCGGCGCACGGCCAGCGCATCGAAGACGCGCTGACGTCGATGCTCACCGGAGACGACCTTGCCGACGTCGTTCGGCTCACGCGCTTCGGCATCATGCCGGCGCGCTGCATCATCGAGGAGGGCTGACGTGCCCGACATCGAAGCGATCAAGGCGAGGATCGACTACCTAGGACGAGCGCCGCACGGCCATAAGGCACGTGTGCTCCATTGGACTTTCTTCGCGAAGCCCCCGGGCAAAGCCGTCTGGGAGATCACTTTCGACCTAGACGAACGGAGCTTCTCATCCCGAGGGAGGAGGCGAGATCGCATAAAATCCGCGCGGACGCCCGCCAGCTTTCACGCCATCCTGATGGCGCTCTTACCGCCTGATGAAATCGCCTATGCAACGGCGGCTTCGATTACAGGCCTGACGCCGCGGAAGCGCCCGCGCAAGCCAAGCCCCCCCGCCGAGAATGGCACAACCCGGAGACCAGCGTGAACGTCATGACCCAACACCAGTCCGTATCCACCGTCCTTGCCTCCCGGGCGATGCTCGTATCGCTGTCCATCTCGCAATGGTCCGGCCACAGGCTGGACCGGAAGGTCACCGACGAGGTGAACCAGCAGCACAACGCCGCCGCTGACGCCGGCCGCTACAACAAGCATCTTCTTCCGAAGGCGGCACTCGCCGGCATCGTCAGCGTCGTGAGCGAGACGAAGGCCGGCTTCTATGGCCGGACTCTGCCGTGGATGGACAGCGGCGCCCGGATCATGGCGGCGCACGCCTACCTCCCTCACATGGCCTGGATCCGCAAGCAGTCGAGCAAGTTCGACAAGGCCGTGGACACCTTCATCGGCGCCTATCCGGGATACGTCCGGGACGCCCAGGCCCGGCTGAACGGCATGTTCAAGCCGGAGGATTACCCCGACGCCGATGTGCTGCGCGGCAGGTTCGCCATGCAGGTGAAGGTCCTGCCGGTGCCGACCTCCGATGACTTCCGGGTCGATATGAGCGAGGCGCAGGCAGCGATTATCCGCAAGGAGATCGAGCAGCAGGTGACCGACGCCACCACGTCGGCGGTTCGGGACATCTACGACCGCGTCGCCGAGGTCACGGGCCGCATGGTCGAACGGCTGAACGCCTACCGGCCGGCGGTGAAGGAGGGAGACCGCGCCGAGGGCGTCTTCCGGGACTCCCTGGTCGGCAACATCCGCGACCTGATCGACGTGCTGCCGGGGCTCAACATCACCGGGGATCCCCAGCTGGCCGCGATGGTCGAGAAGCTGCGGCCGCTCGCCGAGCACGACGCACATGTGCTGCGCGACAACCCGAGGATCCGGCGCGATGTCGCAGCCGAGGCGCAGGCGATCCTCGACAGCATCGGGGGCTTCCTGGCGTGAAGGCGCTCCCGGACGACTTGTGCTTCATCGCAGGACGGACGGTCACGGCGCACACGATCACCTGGGAGTTCCGCAGCGAGGCCGAGTTCGCATCGCGTCGGCCTACCCGCTTCTTCCTGGTGATGGACATCGCCAGCAGAACCTTCGACACGACGCAGCGGCCGACCGCCCCGGCGATTAAGAGCGACTATCCGGCCGGAGTCGAAACCCTGCGCTCGCTCCTTCCGACGAAGGAACTGGTGTTGGCGACCGCTCTCTCCATCACCCACCGACAATCGGCTCCCCCCGCTTAGCCAGGGCGCGGCAGGCGAGGGCAGGGGCGGGGCGCCATCACCCCCAAGATGGCGCCCCGTTTCCTATCAACTGGAGGACCAAGCATGCCGCCAACTTCAAGGCCGGCACCGCCGTCGCACACCATCACCTACCTGCTCATCCCGGTGATCGGTGACATCAAGACATTCGAACTCGCACGACCTCGCGATGAAGAAGATTACGGCCGGATGCTCCAAGGCATTCGCCAGCATTTCGATGAACGTTTCGAGCATGTGGCCGTGCTCTACAACGGAGAGCGCCGGGACATGTTCGTCGGAGAGACCTCGGCGATCAACGGCCGCCACATCCGCAACGTGCGGGCCACCGCGATCTACCGGGCCAATGCTCGGGCCCAATGGTTGGCGGGGCTGCACTCCCTCGACCGCGTCCCCGTCGTCGGCTTCAACGCCGAAGCCCTGCCGGCCATCAGCGGCCCGGCGGTCCTATTCCCTGCCACACTCGTCTGGCGCTAAGCCCTGTGCAGGGCCGCTCCGCATCCCCGCCGATCATGGCGCAAATGGAGACCTCCATGCATATCAAGTCCGCCGCCCTCAATCTGGCCGACTATCTCGATGAGGACACGCCCGCCTTCATGATGGGGCCGCCTGGCATCGGCAAGTCGGCCATCGCCCGGCAGATCGCCGTATCGCGCGGCTGGAACCTGATCGACTTCCGCGCCTCGACCCGCGATCCCGTTGCCCTGATGGGGCTGCCCGACCTCTCCGACGCGACCACGAAGTGGAAGGTTCCCGACGAGTTCCCGCAGGTGGAGCGCGATGGCGAGGAGGGCATTCTCTTCCTCGACGAGCTAAACGCCGCGGCGCCGTCCATGATGGCCGCCATGTTCGGCCTGGTGCTGGACCGGCGTGTCGGCGACTACCAGCTGCCGCCGGGCTGGCGCGTGGTGGCGGCGGGCAACCGGCAGGCGGACCGCGCGGCGGCGCAGCGCATGCCGACGGCCCTGGCCAACCGCTTCGCTCACATCGAAGTCAGCGCCGACACCAGCGGCGACCACGACAACGTCCACGTCGAGCACTTCAACACGATCGGTGTCGACCCGATCCTCATCGCCTTCCTGCGCTTCCGGCCGGCGCTCATCCACAGCATGCCGACCAATGATGCGCTGGCCTTCCCCACGCCGCGCTCTTGGGAGCAGGCGGCGAAGTACATCGGCAAGCCGTCATCCCGTCGGCTCAGCCTCATCACCGGCGTGGTTGGGGAGGGCGCGGCGGCCGAGCTCGAAGGCTTCATCCGCGTCTACCAGAACCTCCCGTCGCTCGACCTGGTGCTGTCGAAGCCTGACACCACGCAGCTGCCCGCCGATCCGGCGGCTCGCTTCGCCATCTCGGCCGGCCTCGCCCGGAAGGTGGACGAGAGGACGTTCGCCAACGCCATGGTCTACATGCGCCGGCTGCCGCGCGAGTTCGAGATCATGTTCACCGTCGACGCCGTGCGGCGCGACACCAAGCTCTCGCACACGCCCACCTTCACCGACTGGGCCGTGCGCAACCAAGACGTGACGCTCGGCTGAGCCATGGCGAATGCCCCCATCGTGTGGATAGCCGGACCGGTCGGGTTCCAGATCAGCAACTCCATCGAAGCGGATGCGACCATTACCCGGTTCAGCCATGTGGTCACAGCCGCACGATGGGAGTTCGTCGGCCGCAGCGAAGCGGACGAACTCCGCCGCTGGGCCCTGCGGTTCGAGCTGAGCTCGCGGAAGTTCACGGTCAACAGCCTGAACGTCAGCAAGTGGGAGCAGGCGCACAGACAGCGCCTGTTCGACCTCTACCGGCCGGCCGCCATTCTACGCCGTGACCTTGCGGGCCGAAGCATGCTTGCCGCCATGCGATCGATGCTCACCGATATCGAGATCGCGGAGCTCACCGCGCTGGCCATCCGTGGCGGAGCCGCCGATGGCTAGGATCAAGCGCATCTGGGGGCCGAGCAAGCGCGCCGACAGCCCCGGCATGGCGGTGTGGACGTTCTCGGCTGAGCATGAGGACGGTCGCACCGCCATGTACCGGCTGACCTTCTTCCTCGACAGCCGGCGATTTAAGGTCAACCACCTCGGCGAGGACAAGCAGGCCAAGGCCTATCTGCAGACCATGCATACCTTGATGAAGCCGGACGACGGGATCTTCGAGGGCAAGGTCACCGACATCCTCAAAGCGCGGATCCCTCCGGAGCAATTGGCGGCCGTCACGGCGCGCGCCCTCCTGCATGGGAGAAAGTGATGGCAATCATCCGCAAGGTGCTCGGCCCGTTCAGCCCTGAGGCTGTTCACCCAGGCACGAAGGACGCGGAGCTGCGCTGGTACTTCGTCGGCATCCGTGGCGACCAGACCACCGCGCATTGGGCGCTGATCTTCAAGGCAGAGGATCGGAAGTTCACCGTCTCCACCAGCCAACTCGGCAGCGCGTGGCGCGGGAATTCCATGGCGCGCGCGTCGAGGGAACTCGGCGACGCGTACCCAAGCGTGGTGGTCCATCCCGATGCGTTTCTCGACGGCAGCCCAGTGGAGGAGGGACGTGTCGTCGACATCCTGCGCAAACGCCTGAACCCTGAGGATTTCGCCAAAGCCACGGCGTTGGCGATTGCTAGGAGGTGAGAATGGAGCGTGCCTATGGCGTAAAGAGGAGGGGGGACTTCCGCTGGATGATCGAGCAGCGCGTCGCTAAGGCGCCCATCATGCGGTTCGATCTGAGGTTCTCGATCGCAACCCGCACCTTCGACTGCTCCGTCTGGAAGAGGTATTCAAAGGCCAGCCCATGGATGAATCGCAAACCCGCTACTGAAGCCGAGCTCGCCATGGCGAAGCAGGCCATCGGCGCCGAAGAAATTGCCCGCTGCGTCGCCGCCTCTCTCGCGACTTCAGGATCGATCGCGGACACCAGGCGCGCCGTGAATTCCTGGCTTATCGGGACCTCCGACGGCATTCACCCGAGGCGCGCGTGACAACACGGCAAGAGCGTTGGCTTGTCGCGATCGAAGGCCCCACCGAACGCACGGCCATTCCCGACTGGCATCTCGATAGAGGCGGCGCCATCGAGTGGTGCTGGCGCTTCCACCGGCGCGGCGATAAGACCCGGTCTTATCTTCTTTCGATCAACCTGGGCTCAAGGGAGTGGCAGGCTCTGCATAAGCCTCGCCGCATTGAAGAAGGGTACAGGTTCCCTTCGCTGTCCCGAGCCATCCCGCTCCTCCGCTCCAGACTTTCTCACCAGGACGTCGCCGAACTGACAGCGGCGCTGATCACACGCGGGGCGAAGCCATGAAAGCCGAGACGCTGCGCAAATACTATGGCGCTCCGACGCTCGACCGGAGTCTTCCGATCCCCAGCTTCGTATGGCACCCGAAGAAGAGAGGGTGGCCGAAGACGAGCTACCGCCTCAGCTACAGCCCGAGCGGCAGGATGTGGTTCGGTTCGACCCACATTCGCATCAGTCGCCTCACGAAGAATCCCAGCGCAACCGGGCCGCTCAACCCGCCGGATGTCGAGATCCTAAAAGCCGCGCTCAAGCCCGAGCAGATCGCCATGTGCGCCGCAGCCTCGATCGAGGCGACCAAGCGACCGCAGGGCGATGCGGTCGTGACGGTTTCCCACGTCCAGTACACCCGCGTCATCAACCTCAAGATCTCCGCCGGGGGGCATACCTTCACCTCTCCGCCCACCAACAGAGGCGTACCATGAACACCGACGATAAGATCCTCGCCGCGAAGACGGCGCTCATGTGGGACCACCCGTTCTTCTCGGTGCTGCTGGTCCAGCTGAAGATGATCGATGCGACAGACGACCCGCGCATCAACACCATGGCGACCGATGGGCGGCACCTCTACTACGACCGGAAGTTCGTCGACGGCCTGAAGAAGGACGAGCTCGTCTTCGTGCTGGCCCACGAGGTCATGCACAACGCGATGCTGCACAGTATCCGACGGCAGGAGCGGCACCACATGCTGTTCAACATCGCCTGCGACTACGCGATCAACGGCGAGCTCAAGGCGTGCAACGTGGGTACGATGCCGAAAGCTGGGCTCATCGACGATCGGTTCACAGGCCTCGGCGCCGAGGAAATCTACCGCATCCTGCTGGAGGAGAACCCGGCGGCAGCAGCCGCGGCGTCGCAGCCTGGCGCGGACCCAGGCGGGTGCGGCGGCGTGCTCGATGGCTGCGCACAGCACGACGAGGCGGCCAAGGCCGAGCTGAAGGCCGAGATCATGACGCAGGTGCAGCAGGCGGCGATGGTCGCCAAGGCCACCCAAGCCGGGAAGCTGCCCGCCGGCATCGCGCGGCTCATCGACCAGCTGCTCGCGCCCAAGGTCGACTGGCGCGCCGTGCTGCGCCGCTTCATCGACGAGTCCTCGCACCGCGATTTCAGCTGGGCCAAGCCGAACCGCCGGCTCATCCCGCACGGCATCTATACCCCGAGCACGATCAGCGACGGCGTCAGCCACATCGTGATCGCGGTCGACACGTCAGGGTCCATCGATGACGCGATCCTTCGGGACTTCGCCGCCGAGATCAACGGGGCGTTCGGCGAGGGGGCGGTCGATCGGCTGTCCGTGATCTACGCCGACGCCCAAGTGAACCACATCGAGGAGTTCGAGACCGGCGACGAACTGGTGCTGCACCCCGCCGGCGGCGGCGGCACGGCATTCAGCCACACGTTCAAGACGATCGCTGACCAGTTCCCGGATGCGCGGGCCACGATCTACCTGACCGACATGCACGTCTGCGACTTCGGCGAGGAACCGCCCATGCCGACGCTCTGGGGCGTCTATGGGCGGACCAAAGACTTCGGCTCGCTTACCCCGCCGTTCGGCGAATGCATCAATATCAGCGTCTAGAAAGGGGCGAAGTCACTTTTCCTCCCGCTGAGTGGTGGCAGTGGACACAGCTAAGAAGGCAAAATCCGCCATGATAAGCGCGTTGACGCTCGATTTCATGGTGGAATAGGTCACGATACCATGAATGCAGGCATGTCGGTTGGGGACTGGGTCTCGTGAAATGGCCTCGATGGATTCCTTTGTCTTCAGCTTTTTGTACATGTGATTTGTTAACTTCTCAATGAGCCCGTACGTAAACATACCGCCACCATCTGCGTACTCTGCGATTACTTCGCCGGAGCTCCTTTGCAATTCATGGAGGCTTGAAATCATTTTCCCGGGCTCATCTTTTTTATGCCAAGTGATGCGCCCCAATCGCTCAAGTTCCGGAAATATCAATCGAGGTACAGATCTATAAAATCCTGCCTCATGGCAATTGATAGCCTCTTCGAATGTCGCTTTAGCTTCATCGTCGATATTGTGTTTGGAGACCGAGCTGAGCAAAGTGTGGCGGACCGCGATCCAGTTGTCGCGATAAAATTCTTCGAGTCGCAGGTCTAGTATTGCTGGGTCCAGAAATACGGATTCTTCAAAATCTGGTGTCGTTGCGTGAGGTAGCCATCCGGATAAGATGACCTGATCAGATCTAGCGATAGCTTTATTGAAACCTTCGACGGCTCTAGATATGTTCCGAAGGATGTTCGTGAACGGAGTTATGTCGATGCGAGGGAATAACTGTCGAATCGTGGTCACTTTCCCCTCATCAATCTCAAGAGCATGAGGTGTGATATATAACCGTAGTTATCTCATTCTGACAGAAATTTTTAGATCCGCTCACGACCAACGCCCCGCCGCTAATGGCAATCAAGGAGACCGGCATGCCCATCTTCGACATCTTCGTGACCAAGAGCGGCGTGGAGCGCCATAGCGTGAATGCTGCTTCTTTCGCTGACGCGCTGAAGCTTTTTCATTTCGGCGAAACGACCATCAAAGACGACGTGACGAGTGACATCGCGCAAGTCATTTTCGAGGATCGGGAGACGGGAGCGCGTCTCACCGACGAGCAGATCGAGGCGGGTGCGAGCGAGAACGCCGAACCCGTCGTCCGCTCGTATGGCGTCCGGCTGTGGGGCACCTTCCGCGGCTGCGCCACCACGGAGGTCGAGGCGACCAGTTTCGAAGAGGCGATGGCGAAGGCAGCCGAGCTTGAGCACTTATACTTCGGGTTCTCGCTCGAGGACGGGATCGAGGGCGATCAGACGATGAGCGTGTTCGGCCCGGCGGACGACGCTCCCGACGATGAGGATGCCTGGGGCGGGGACGGCACGGAAATCGACAAGCGCGACGACGGCGAGCCCTTCAGCTGGGACGCGGTGAACATCGTGAAGGATCTGGCCAAGGCCAGCCCCGACGGCAACACCGAGATCATCATGACGCTATCGACGTTCATCGACCGTGCGAAGAATGCCTGCTCGAAGGAATCGTAGACGTGAACCCGGCGCGTCTCCGGCCGCTGATCGCAAAGGTCGAGGTATGCGAGAGCCACACCGACAAGAACGCGATCTACATCGACTTCTGTGACGAGCAGCGCACACGCTGGTACGTCATATTCCTGACCAAGCGGCGGGGCTTCGGCGTCGCGCGGCGCTTGCGCCCGGATGGGCAAGGCGGCTGTGAAATTCCTGCCCGCCTCCGAACCTACCTGATCTCCATCATACCGCCCGACATCATCGCCCGCTGCACGGCCGCCACGCTCGGCCTTAACGCCGCCCGAGACTGACGCGCCACAATCCGCGAACTGCCGCCGACGGCCATCTCTGGCCCGCCGGGAGGCCTTCTATTGCCAGGAGAACCCTATGACCCAACTCCACCTTCAGCCGGAGGCGGACGACATCCCGTGCCGCTGCGAGAATTGCGACGCCACCATGCCGGCGTCGGAGCTCGTTATGGTCACCGACATCGAGGAGCGCATCAGTCCCGGCTGTATAGTGCCGGCCGGCCAGTGCCCGCACTGCCATGGCCTGGCCTACTACGAAGACGCCAGCGCGCCCAGCTGGACGGCGCAGGCGATTGGTTACCGTCTCCTCGCCGAAGCGGGCGTGACGAAGACCGCGCTGCAAAAAGCCGAGAGCGCCCTGGTCGGCGCCTATGGCGAACCGGTGGCGGGCGCCAGCCTGCAGAGCGCTACCGGCGTGGACGCGATCATCGCCGTGCAGTTCGCGCTGTCGGGTGCGCCGGCGGACGAAGTGGCGGTCAATGCCAATGGATGAGCACGACTCCAGGACCAGCGACGCCCTTCGCCGCGCCAAGAACGCGCACGCCCGGCACTTCGGTCGGCTGAATGGCCTCGTCGCCCGGGTCTGCACGGGCACCGACCGGCGCCTGCCCGGCGCCCGTCACTATCCGAAGCGGTTCATCCGCGTGGAAGACCAGGAGAGCGGCGCCATCACCGACTGGGCCTTCCACCGGCCTCGCCTCGAGAAGATCGCTGAGCGGCCGCCGAGCGGCGCGGAGGCGTGACGTGGACCACAGGACACGCATCCCATCCCCGGCGGAGCGCGCAGTGCTGCGCCAGCGGCGCCTGATGCGCCGCCTATCCGGAGGCGCCCGCCTCGGCAGGCGAGGAAAAGAGGCGCTAGTCTTTCTTGCCGGTGATCAACTCGATGAGGTTGGGAGGAATGACGTCCGGTTCGCCACTGCCGGGCGGAGCCCGGAAAAGCGCGTTCAGTGCGAGCGCGCGCTCTTCCCGGCTCACCTTGACCCCGGGTTCACCCACGAGACCGATGAATGTGTCTGCGATGGCCTTTCTTTGGCGTGCGTCATCAAGCATAGCTAGGTTCTGCATCATGAACCGGCTGATGATGCGCAGAAGCCACGCGGCGCCAAGAACTGGCGCCGCTATAAGCGCGGTGACCGCCAGTTGGTTGTTCTGTCCAGCCACATCTATGAGGCCGCGCACGTAATCCCCGCCGAATTCATACAGCAGCAATACCGATCCGACGAGTACAAGAACAAAAAAGAAAATATTAGCCGCGAGCCATTTGCTATGTCCGTCTCCCTTGCTTTTCCATAGGGCAACGACGGGGGAAATCGTAGATAGCTCTTTCTGAGCAGATCTCAGAAGTTCTATCTGCTCTTCAGTCGCCTTTTTTGCCTCGTTCATGTCATGTATCATGCCGGCGGCCTGGTCTTTTATCAATTGCGCCGCTGACTCCGCCGAGCTTTTATATATTTCGATATCAGTATTGGCGTAATTCAACTCTTTCAATATAGATTCTATTTTTGTTGTTGCCGATTCATTTATTCTGTCGTTAATGGATGAAAGTAATTTCTCGGTTTCATCGACTGCAGAGTTGATCTTGTCAACGGCAAGTCTGCTGCTTTCTTCGGCAGAGATAATAAGTTTTTCCGCGTTTTTTCTTATTGCAGTTTCGTATACTTCTGTTGAACTCGCAATATGTTGAACTCTGTCTTTAATGGTAGAGCCGAGGATGAATTGCCAAGTCGAATCCGATATGGCGACCCCTTTGTTATTTAGTTGCTCTTTGATCATTATCATGGATTGATACGGGTACAATTTAACGTAGTCCCCGATTTCCTCCCCGGCTGCTTGTCTCAGCCCAAGCGCTTTTCGAGGCTTAGCAGAGCCTAAGGCGTTTTCAAAAACCCGAGCGGTTTCTGGCCCATAAAGTGATATAAAGTTAGAAAAAACTGCTGCGATAGCTTTATCTTGTTCGCTTAAGCTTAGTGCTCCGACCGAATTTGCTGTAGCGATTACCTGTAAATTGTGGATAAGCCACTCAGAAAAATCCATACCGGACATCGTCATTTTGATTCCCAGGGGCAAATTTGCGGGAGAGTTTCTGTGAAGGTCGATCTTTCCGGCCGAATCTGGGTACGTCGTATTCTCTTCGTACTCATCATCGTGGTAGTGGTGACGGCATGGCAATGGCTGATCGGGTGACGAACTACTCCGGCTGTCCGGTCACCGCGATCCGGGCCGCCCGAGCGTAAAACGCCATCTCGGTATCACCGTCGATCAGCCGGTCGAGCAGCTCCTTCATGTCCCGCTGGTCCGACAAGGACTGGAACGGGCCCGGCTGCCTTTCAATCGCCAGCACGGCGATCGCCAGTGCCTTCTTCACCAAGTGAAGATCTCGCCCCGTAAACTCGACCATCCCGATTCCCCTCTACCCCTCGCGATTATGCGATCACGGAGACCGCCATGAACGCTCACGCCCGTATTGCGTCTGCCGCTACCTTCGCCTCGCTCGATTATCCGGCATTCAAACTCGCCATGGTCAACGCCTGCAAGGTCATCGACCGGCGGAACACCATCCCCGTGCTCGCGATGGTGATGATCAAAGCCACGAAGGGCGGCGCCTCCATCATCGGGACCGACCTCGATCTCTACACCACGACCTTCGTGCCCGGCACGGTGACGTCCGACTTCACGGTGCTGGTCGATGCCCACCGGCTGAAGGCGACGCTGGACAAGGTCAAGGATGCTGCAACCATCAATTTCGCCATCGATGACGCCGCGCTCGTCACGTCGATCGGCAAGCTGAACCTGTCCCTGCACCGCGGCCTGGACGCCAGCGAGTTCCCGCTCGAAGCGGCCTTCCGCACGGCGTTGGGCACTTCGAACTGCTCCTTCGTGCTGCCGGCCGCGACCATCGCCGCTGTCCTCGACAAGGTCTCCTTCGCCGTCTCGACGGAGGAGACCCGCTACTACCTCAACGGCATCTACATGCACGTCGACGAGCACGAGCAGAAGCTCTGCTTCGTCGCCACCGACGGGCACCGCGCCGCGCTCTACAAGGTCGATGTGCCCGCCGGCGCCGGCGCGCTCCCGGACGCCGGCATTATCATCCCGCGCAAGACAGTCGCCGAGCTGCATCGGATGGTCAGCCGCAATGGGCGAGCCCAGGATGCCATGGTGACGGCTGCTGAGAAAGGCGTGTCCTTTCTGGTGGGCGAAGACGAGCTACTCGAGTCGAAGGCGATCGACGGCACCTTCCCCGACTACGGCCGCGTGATCCCAACCAGCAACCGGCACCGTGTCGGCATCCCCTCGGCCCCCCTGATCGATGCCATCAGGCAGGCGAGCTCAATCATGTCGGAGAAGAGCCGGCGCACCAGCCTTTCGTTCTCGCCGGGCCGCCTGGTTGTCAGCTGCTCTTCTCCCGAGTTTGGCACCGCCTCAACGGAAGTGCGCATCACCAGCGACTTCGAACTCTCCATCGGCTTCAACGCCGGGTACCTCATGCAGCTGCTCGGCCAGCTGGATGGCGGCGCCATGCTGGAAATCGACGACCCGTCCGGCCCGGCGGTGATCAAGGATGGCGCAGATCCAGCCATCACCTATGCGCAGATGCCGATGCGCATCTGACAACCTGCCGGGAGGCGGATAGCCGCCTCCCACCCCCGCCGATCATGGCATTCAGGAGATACCCGTGACTGCACTCCTCCCCACCAACACCGTCGAGCAGATCTGCGCCTTTCGCGACGAAGCCATCCGCCGCTACGACGCGGCCTTCGACGTCATCCAGGCCGCCGGCGACGCCGTGAAGGAAGCCGGGATCCTTTGGGAGAAGGCCTCGCCCGGGCGGCATGCCCACTGGTCCGATCAGGCGGAGGAAGTGAAGGCCTTCTTCCATGCCGTGCGTGTACCCGATCGCGAGCAGTTCCGGCGCACGGCGCGTCGGCTCATCGACGTCACCGTGTGGACGCACATTATTGAGCTCTCCGGCATCGAGGCGCTGATGGACGCGCAGGCGAAGCAGGAGCTGCGCGACCAGATGCGCTATGTCCCCGAGCGCACCGACAGGGAAGGCCAGTTGATCAATCAGGACGAGATCGCTCGCATGCTGCCGGAGGTCACGCCCGAGAACGTCTACGCCACGCTCGAGCACTTCCAGAGCCAGGCCGAGATCATCTTCCGCCGCGGAATCGTCAACGTGTTCTCGAAGCTGGACCGGCGTTTCCGCTCGCACGACGGGTTCAAGGTCGGGTCCCGGCTGATTCTGAACTACCTCGTGAGCAGCGACACCGGGCACTTTTCCAACTATGGCGACCGCGCCGACATGCTGGCGGACGTCGAGCGAACCTTCCTCGTGCTGGACGGCAGGCCGGCGCGTGCACGGTATGCCGGCATCGGCGAGCAGATTTCGGCAGAAAGGCGCTTCAACGCCTTCAAGCCGCACCAGTCCGAGCACCAAGGCGACTACTTCAAGGTGAGGATCTTCAAGAACGGGAACGCCCACCTGTGGTTCGCCCGGGATGATCTCGTCGAGAAGGTGAACCGCATCCTCGCCGACCACTATGGCGAGGTGCTGGGCGACGGCCAGACGCAGGAAGCCGACCCGCTGCAGGAGAAGAAGCTGACGCCGGCGCGCCGCTTCGGCTTCTTCCCCAGCCCTGACGAGGTGGCCGAGCGCGTCGTGCGCAATGCCTATGTCCTCCGTCCCGCCAACCAGGAGCGGCTGCGCATCCTCGAGCCGTCGGCCGGCACCGGCAACCTTGCCCGGCGTTGCGTCAAGCGGTTCGATCCCAAGGACTGGGGCCATTACGCCGAGCGCTATCGCGATGAGTATCGCTGGGACAACCTGGTCGACTGTGTCGAGATCCAGCCTGAGCTGGCCAACCAGCTGACCGCCGAGGGCATCTACAATCGGGTCACCTGCGCCGACTTTCTCGCGATCCGCCCCAACGAGCACCGGCTATATGACCGGGTGGTGATGAACCCGCCGTTCGATCGCGAGCGGGACATCGACCACGTCATGCACGCCCTCGACTTCCTGAAGCCGGACGGCTGCCTGATCGCCGTCATGTCGGCCGGCACCGAGTTCCGGGAGACCCGCAAGTCCATCGCGTTCCGCGCGCTGATGGAGAAGATGAAGGCGGTTTGGGATGACCTTCCGGCTGGCTCCTTTGCGGAGGCCGGAACCTACGTTAACACCATGATCCTTCGAGTCTGGAAGGATGGGCGACATCAGTACGGGCTCGATCGATGATCGAGCTTGCCGCATTGGAAGGAAGCAGCATGAGCAACAAGCCGGCGTCCAGGCTGATCGCGAAGGCCTTGCCTCGCGGGTCACAGTTCGCGGCGCAGTTTGCCCTGCCCGGGCTGGTTCCCGATCTGGTGCGCGACCGGGCTGGAGTGTGCCTCTACGACGATGAGCGAGCAGCTGAGATTGCAGCCAAGGAGGCGGTGCTGCGCCTCTATGACAGCCGCACCCGCGATACTCGGAAGGCCGGCGGGTATCAGCGGCTCACCGGCGCCGAGCTCGCCGATCTGATCGAGAAGATGGACACCACGGTGACCTACTTCTCTGAGCTTGCCGGTTTCCCCCAGAGTCGGGTCATGGGGTGGATCGATGGAGAGCAGGACATACCGCACAGTGTGCATGTCCTGGCGAGGCTCTTGGCGGCGAGCGACGAGAACTTCGAGCTCGCCGAGCGCATCACCGAGCAGGCGCAGCGGTAGAGCGCTGCCACCTGCGAACCGACGGCGGCATGACCGGTGCGCCATCGGGCCACCGGCGCTTGAAGCCGGCTCGGTTAAGGTTGCCCAGTTCAACCGCCACGACATCCAGACCAAAGCACAGCGCCGAAATCGTCCGGTCCCGCCGCCCATCTCCATTGTCGTGCTCAGCACGCAGGTCGAACCATTGGTCTCGGACGACGGCCGCCTCGAACATGGGATAAAGCCAGGGCTTCGGCATTGCTGCTCGGATCCGCTCGATGTGCTTGATGCAGTCCAGCTGATAGCCGGACAGATCCGAGGAGGCGCCGCCGCCGTCCACGCGCTCGAGCGAGAACGACTTGTAGCCGCGCCCGCCCGCGCTTGAGTGGAGATCCCTGAAGCGCACCGCCGAGTAGAAGCGGACGCCCGCCATCCCCTCGTCGTCGAGAGGCGTCTCGAGCTCACCCCGGTACACCAGAAGCTCTATCGGGCTGGCGTCCACGTTGAGGATGCCGACCGCGTCGCCCCAGTCGAGGAGCATGTGGTGCTGGCGCACAGGGGTGTCGGCGGGCAGGCGCGCATCGTCCATCGCCATGACGCGCTCGATTGCGTCATACATCTTTCGGCGCATCGCCTCACTTTCCGGCTCGCGCCCGTAGAAGGCGACGAGCGGCAAGACGCCCCGCTTCATGGGCGCCGACGCGCCGGCCTTCACCCGCTTCAGGCGATCGAGAATCCCCTGTCCAGTCGCCATCTCAGCTGCTCCCCTTCCTTCGCTGTGCCCGCCGAAGCGGGATGATCTTCATGGGCACCCGGTCCAGGATCCCGCCGTCCACCGTTTTTCCGTCCTCGCCGAGCCTGACGGCCAGCAACTCGTTAATCGCGGCTTGCCGCTCCGCGTCCGTCATTTCCGACCGCTTGGCGTAAGGCGATCGGTCTACGATGCCGGCGACCTGCTTGCGCCGCTTCAGCAGCACCGCGGCGATGGAGCTCTGCGACATGCCGATCAGCCAGAGCACCCACGCGACGTATGCAGTCCGGTCAGTGTGCTGCGTTGTGCGCTTTCCGGCCGAACCCATGCTTCCCCCGTCGCCTCTTCCGCCGGACCTCCGGCTTGAAAAACTGGTCTGCCGCTGCCTCGGCCTGGGCAATCTCGCCATCCCGGACCAGATTGCCGTTGATGTATTGGATGAGGTGCTTCATCGCCTCGCGGGTGGCTTCTAGCTCTGTGGCGAACACCGCCGGCTTACCTCCCTTGGAGAGGATAGGCTTTGCCGCGGCGTCGCGGACGGTACGAAGGAAGGCGATGAAGCCGCCGGGCACAGGTTTCGCGAAGGCATTACACTCGTTCATTGGGCGCCTCACAGCGTGATCGCGTCGTCGAAAAGGGCGGTCTGGGAAGCCTGATCCCGGAAGACGGTGCTCGCGCCGTCCCACTCGAAGATCCGACGATCACGTGGGGGGCCGAACCTATCCTTCAGCTTGTAGACTTCGATCTTCCCGGCGGTGCTGTTCTTGTTGCTCAACCATTCCTCATAGGCCTTGCCCTGCTTCGTGACCGGCGGGTTGCGGTTGTGCCAGTCGTTGCGGTTGAAGTTTGCGAGCATCAGGTCGGCGTGCTCCTCCAGTGAGCCACCGTAGAAGTCCTCCATCTCGGGCTCGGGGTGCTCCTTCTGCCGCGCAGCTTTGGTGAACTGGCAGAGGCCGATCACCACGCAGCCGAGGTCCTTTGCCAGCGCCTTGAGATCGCGCGCGTTCTCATAGGCGCGCTCCACCGGGTCCATGCGGTTCTTGGTTTGGCGCTCGACTAGCTTGATGTGGTCGACGGCGAGGAGATCCAGGCCGTATTTGCGCTTATGCGCGTAGGCGCGGCTGCGGATCTGCTGGATGGTCATCTTCGCCGGGTGGACGATGGTCATCTTGAGGCTGGCGAAGTCCGCCTTCGCCTTCATCAGCGCCTTGTACTGAGCCTCGGTCAGGCCGTTTGCCATATTGCGGAGCGACACGCCGGTCTGGCCAGACGTCGAACGGGTCACGAGAGATTCCGAGTCCATCTCCAATTCGAAAAGAGATGTCGGGTGGACCGTGCTGGAGAACAGCATTTGCTGCATGGCGATGGCGGTCTTGCCGCTGCCGGGCGCTCCGCCCCAGAGGACGAGAGAGCCGGGCCGGAAGGTGCCGACCATTTCCTCCAGCCCGATCAGGCAGGGGCGCAGCACCACACCGCTGCCCTTCGTCGAGTAGGATTCCGCGATCTTGGCGAACACGCCCGACACCGTGGATTCTTGCTCGATCGCCGCCGAGCGCGAGATATCGGAAAGGCGCTCCGACGCCCGGTCCGCTATCTGGTCCGGGTCATATTTCACATCCTGCGCGGCCTTGACGATGCTCTCACCGAGGGCAATGAGCTTCCGCCGTGTCGCCGACGAGCGCAGTTCAAGCGCATAGTCGCTCAGCGGGATGGAATCCTCTCGAGACGCCACGTGCAGGAGCATCGAGGTATAAGCCTCGGCATCCTTACCGTCGCTCAGACCTCCAATCCGCCCGGCAACGATGGGGACCCGGATTGCCTTTCCGTCAGAGGCAAGCTCGTAGATGATCGCGTATATTTTCTGGTGGTCCTCCGATCCGAACATGTCGATAGAGAGGATGTCGTGGACAGCCCAGTAATTTTCCTCGTTCATAAGGATGGCGCCGAGGACGATTTGCTCGATCTTGACGTTAGAAATATTGGACGAAGCGCTGTTGCCGCTCATCTTTCTTCCTCTGAACCCAGCAATCCAGCCAGTCGTCAGGCTCAGGCGACGGATAGACAGCCGCCTCGATGCCCTCGTTGATGGCTCGCTCCTGCAGGATCTTTGCTGCCTTGATACCCGGCGGATCGGAGAGGCCGCCGGTCTGAATGTTCTCGCGGTAGCGGTCCGCGTCCGCGTAAATCTCGATCCGGCGCACGCCGGCGGGGATCTGAAAGTTGACCATCCCAGAGGTCGACAGGGTCGCCCACACCGGCACCCTGCAACAGGTGAGCAGCATGACTCCGAGACCGGTCTCGATGCCCTCCGTGAGCCGAAGTACAGGCCCTTGCGGAGCCAGCCTAACGGCACCGCCGGCCGCCGGCCCGAGGCCTAGCTTGATCTTCTTCCCGTCGCCGTCGAGGAGGGGGCGACCGTCCGGCCCGATGAATATGCGCCAGATAGCGATAAGCTTCCGATTGGCTGCTTGGACGCCGCCGATCAGAGCAGGGTGCCGTTCCCGGCCGAGCATGACAGCGGGATGGTAGCGAAGGCTCGGCATCCAGCCGGTGCCTTGCGGGAAGTCAGTCAGCTCGATCGAGCGGGTGCGCAAATATTCCTCGGCCGGCGTGCCAGCTATCGGCACCGCTTCGTGCCAGACAGCGCTCGCCGTCTCCGCCTTCCGCTGCCTATCCCGCTCGTCGGCACGCCGACGCTTCTCCGCCTGCCGCTTGGATGCATCCTGCTGCCGCGCCCATTCCCGCTTCTCTTCGGCCGTGAGCTCGCGACGCCCTTCCAGACCGAGGAAGCGGGTCTTTGCAATCTGCACTGCATCGCCGTGGGTCTTGCAGTTGAAGGCGAGTTCGATCAGCGTGATCAGGTTGCCGCCGCCCTTGGCATTGGCGACGTGCTGCCCCTGCCAGTATCCCACAGTGCCCGCCCGGCCGCCGCGGATATGGACGGACACCTTGCCGTGCAGGTCGCCGCGCCAGTAAACGCCCTCGCGCTTTCCATTCGGGATGCACTGCTCGGCAATCGCTTCCGCCATGTCGTTCAGGCGGTTGACGATCTCTTGATACGTGAGGTCACTCGACATCAGAGGAGCGTCTGCTGCTGGACGTAGGACTTGCCCCTGTCGAAGGCGAGCCCGGGCTCGTGCTCGATCCGCAGTGCGTGAAGCATGCACAGCGCCTCGGCCTCGTCTTCGGTGTTGTAGGACCACCCCTCCCGGTCGCAGTAAATTATGGCCTGCTGCTTGAGCCATTTGCTGCGTTGAGCCTGCGGCGCCTTCTCCAGATCCTTTGGCACGCGAGTCTTCCCGTGCGTGCGGGAGCGCCAGGTCGCGATCGCTATGGTCTCGGCGGGCCGCAGCCTCATCTGGAAGCAGACGGCCTTGGCAATCGCCTGCCAGCCGGCGGAGAACGCAATCTGCTCGGGGTCGATAACTTGGTTCGGGCCGTGCGCGACGATGGTCATCAGCTCCATCGTAAGCTGGGGATCCGGCAGGCCCGACAGCAGCCGCCTCAGGTACGCTGCAAATTCCGCATACGCCTCGCCATGGTCTTCCTGCTTAAAGCGCCATGTCCCGTGCCGGAGGCCTGCACCTCCGGCAAGGCAATAAGCAAACCCTGCGGTTCGGCCGGGATCGAGGACAAAGTAGGAGCCGGGCGCGCCATTTCGCATGCCGCTTTCTCCGTGTTGAATTTGGTGGTCTCGTTACCGAATGCGTGCCAGCCCGGCCGCTGCTCGCGCGCGAAAACGTCGGCGCGGCGGGCGTGGGGCATCACGCGGTCGCAAATGGCGTAGAACTCGTCGGGCTTGCGGCTGTGTTCACGCACGACCCCGTCGAATACCGTGCGTGGCACCCAGCTCTGCCTTGGGTTACCGATGGCACCAACTACAACGATCTCGCCGGTGGTGCGGACACGATATCCTGTACCCATCCGCTCCTTGCCCTTGGCCGTGCGCTTCCGCCAGACCAAGAAGGACTTGTACTTGAACCCCCACGCCTTGACGCAGTCGATGGCGAGGGGGAGTTGCGGTGCCGTCGCCCAGAGGTAGAGGAGGCAATTCATCGAAGCGAGCGAACCCACCGGCAGGGCAAGGATCTCGTGGTCCATCATGCAGGGGTATTGCCGCTGCGCCGATTTGGCGTTGCCCTTCTCGCTATACAGCCCGAAGTCCCACGGTGGGTCGACCACAATGAGTTCGTAGTGCAGCGGGAGCAGGGGATCGAAGAACCATGTGCTCGCGCTCACGTTCCCGCCGCCCTTAGCGCTTCGGTGCCGGGACGTCGCGGCCGGGGGTAGCGCCGTTGTCGAGCGTGATTTGCCCGATTACGGCAACCTCCTCGAGCCGCTGCTCATCAAACCAGTGCCCCTCCAGCAGCTTGCCGTCCTTGTCGACGCCCGGCTGGAGAAGCACCTGCGAGCAGCCGGAGATGTAGTGGGAGTGGCCGGTGGCGATACCCTGGAATCGGGTGATGCAGTCGCGATAGGTACGGCCGAACTCGATCTTGCTCACGGAAATTTCCTCATGATGTCGGTTGACGAAAGGCGGCGATCCAGTTGAGGGATCGCCGTTCTGGGTTGTCAGTCTGGCTGCTCTGCCATCGCGCCGGCGAGCTCCTTGTTGACGAGCTTGTTGCCGTCGCGGATGCCATCCTCCCAGCGCTCGAATTCTCTCGTGCTGGGCTGATAGGGATTGGCGATCTGCTTTCGGAGCCGTCCCGCCGCGAAGCCCGCCTGATAGGCTCGCTCGTCCTGCGACGCGGGATCCTCGTCGAGGAGGCTCATTTGCCGGCCGATACGGTGGCCGAACAGCTTCGCGATGCGGATCTTCCGCTCGAAGTCGGCGACCACCTGGCCGACGTCCTTGTCCTCGAGCGTCTTCGCGAATTCGAGGTCCTTCTTCGTCCAGCCCATATCCTTCAGGCGCTTCAGCGCGGCGCCGATATCACCCTTTGTGCTCGCCATGTCGGACTCGAGGCGTTTGATCTCCCCGAAGGTGTCGAGGAACTTCTGGTCCTCCCAGATCTCCTGCTGCGTCTTCTCATTGTGCTCGCTGGTCACGATGCGCTCCTTCTTGGCCATCGTCGTTGGTCTCCTCGGTTCAGTCTTTCTCGATGCCTAGCTGCTGGCGGGCTTCCTCGATCGGCAGGCCTGACCTCAGGAGCTCGGCATACCGAGGCTCCAGGTCGGGCGGGACGTAGAAGCCGCGGCGTGCGCGGTTGAAATCTTGGATGTGGCGCGGCATCCGCGCCCCCGCCGGCGCGCTGGGCTCATTGAGCCCCAGTTTCTTGATGCGCCGGCGCACTACTTCTCGATGGATTCCCAGATCACGAGCGATCGCGCGCTCGGACTTCTTCAAAGAAACCAAAACGCGAAGAGCATCGTCTCGCTCAGAATTCCAAAATGGAACGCCCCCCAAGAAACGCCTCCAAACATGTAGTTTCTATGGAGAGATCGATACGTGACGAGGAGATTATGCCTTCGATTTCGCGTTAGCCCGCCCAAGCCACTCCCAATCGATACCGGGAATTTCTCGTTTCTTGCAGGAGGCAATGAGCGCCTCCCAATAAATGGGAGCAATACTCTCCCTTCTATACATTTGCCTTGCCGCCTCATATCCGCAGCCGACGTCGTTCGCGAACTCCACGAACGTTTTCCAACGACCAATCAGGTCGGGGATGGAGGCCGGGATAGATGAGTTCAGGTCAACGGTTGTCATGTGGTCCTGTGCCGGGTTCCGGTTGGCCAGTTCCCAAACAGTACATTTCGTACGAAGGTTGTTCAAGAGGAAATCGTACGCCTTGGACGAGGAAAATCGTTCATCGTGTACGGATGGAAGAGCCGAAGAACAGATTGCAGAAGGCGAGGGCGGCTGCGGGATTTAAGAGTCCTGCTGAGGCGGCCCGTGCGTTCCCGCGCCTCATCAACCAGAACACCCTCACCAGTAACGAGAACGGCAACCGCCCGATCTCGCGGAAGATGGCGCCGATCTATGCGGACGTCTTCGGCGTGGATGCTGGATGGCTGTTGTACGGGCAGAAAGGGAAGGGCGCCCAAACGTCAGAAGTGGACGTTCCCGTCCTTTCCATGGTGAGTGCCGGCAATCTTCGACACCAGCCAACGGTGGAGGAGCACGACGTACTCCGACGCATCAAGATCGGTGATCTCCCGGAGGGCGAGTGGGTTGCTCTTCAGGTGGATGGCGACTCCATGAACAGGGTCGCGCCTGACGGAGCCATCATTGTGATCAACCGGGCGGATACGCGGCTCATTGACGGTAGGTTCTATGTGTTTTCCCTCGACGAGGGAGAGGCCACCTTCAAGATGTTCAAACGCGATCCTGATCGCCTTCAGCCGTTCTCAACGAACCCGGACCACATGGCGACGCCGGCGGACCGCGAGGATCTCTATGTGTTCGGCCGTGTGAGAAGGGTCATCCATGACATCTGAAAGGATCGTGCTCGCCGGCTTTCTTTCCGCCATCCTGGCTGCTTCGCCAGCAGTCGCAGATTCAATCCCGATCGATAAATTTTCGGTGTTCGGCAAGCCAGATGATAGAGCCGAGGCGGTTGAGGCGGCGACATTCGTCAAATCGTCGGGGAACATCTGCTTCAGCATTTCTGGGGGCATTTCAATGCCAAGCAGGGATGGGGCGGTGGGGTTCCGACTCATGTGCGATAAGTTCCTGCGCACATATGATGTCGTCGACAATGGCGTAAACCGGGTCATCTTCCAGATGGAATCCGGGTCGCCGTTCGTTTTAGGGAACGCCCCTCAATAGAACGTACACCATTCTTCTCATGTCTTGCTCTTGTTCTATCTTTCGCTCTGCTTGATCAGTGGTGAGCCTAGAGCCCGGACATAGGAGGACTAAGCCCCGTGCTCTGAGAGCATCCGGGGTTAGCCCCTATGCCGAGTGACTTGATCAGCGGAGCCGCCTGTCACCCATCCCCGACGGTCGTCTTCCAGCGCCGCCAGTCGTCCGCACTTTTTCGTCGCTCCTGGTAGAGCAACGGCAGGTACCCCTTCGGACTTTCGGAGTGGGGCTTCTATTTACCTGCGCCCGATGGTATAGAACAAACCGCGATCAAACGGAGAGGTCGCCACCGTCTTCAAACCAACCGACCTCTTTTCGAAGCCCCGGGTCTCCAGCCCGGGGTTTTTCGTTTGTACGACCAGCCGCACCCCTCGGCAAGATTTTTCGTACAAAACGTACTTGACCATGTTTCGTACATAACGTACGTTTCGATCGTCAGCCGGGCGAGGCGGCTATGCCGAGCGGCACATCCCAACTGCAGGCGGAAATGGCAGGAGCCATCCGAGCCTTGCACAGCGGCGATGAGCCCTCGGAGAGGTGACGCGATCACATGAAATTCGCCCGGATCGCGTGTCTGGCCCACTGCCACGGGGTGGTTCTTTAGCCACGCCTTCGCGCCAACGATTCCGTCGGGGGATGTGAGGTTCCTCGACAAGGGGAGCCTCATGAAAATCGTCTCGCTTCGCGCCGAGAACATCAAGCGACTGACCGCCGTCGAGATCACGCCACAGGGAAATGTGGTGGAGATCACCGGCAAGAATGGCCAGGGCAAGACGTCCATCCTGGATGCGATCTGGTGGGCGCTCGGCGGCAAGAAGCCGGTGCAGTCGAAGCCGGTGCGGGACGGCGCCGAGAAGGGCGTCATCGAGCTCGACATCGGCGACTACGTGGTCACCAAGACCTTCAAGGTGAAAGAGGGGGGCGACTACACCGAGATCCTGACGGTCAAGAACCGCGACGGCTTCAAGGCATCAAGCCCCCAGGACGTGTTGAACGGCTTCCTCGGCGAGCTCACTTTCGACCCCCTATCGTTCTCCCGCATGAAAGCGGCCGATCAGGTGACCGCGCTGCGCAGCATGGTGCCCGGCTTCGACTTCGCGGCCGCCGACCAGGCCAACAAGGAGGACTTCGCGGCCCGCACCGAGGTGAACCGCAAGGCCAAGGATCTCGTCCCGGTGATCGACGATATCCGCGTTCCCGACGACACGCCGGACGAGCGGATCAGCGTCGAAAGCCTGATGGCCGAACTGAGCGGTGCGCTGGACCACAACAGCAAGATCGACCAGCAACTCGCCAACCAGCGGCGGCTGCAGGATGGCATCGCGTCGTTCAAGGCCACGCGGCTGCGGAACGCCGAGCGCATCGCCAACCTGGAGAGGCAGATCGAGGATCTGAGGAACGAGGATCTTCAGACCACCGAGGCGCAGGCGGAAGCGGAACGCCTGCTCGGGACACTGGTCATCGACGACCCGATCGACATCGTGCCGATCCGGCAGCGCATCAGCGAATCCGAGACCACCAACCGCAACGTCGACCAGAAGGACCGGCTCGCGTCGCTGGTGAAGCAGCGGAAGGGCCTGCTCGATGAGAGCGAAGCCCTCACCAGGGCGATGGAGGCTCGAAAGGAGGCCGCGGCGAAGGCGGTGCGCGAGGCGAAGCTTCCGGTCGCCGGGCTGGAGCTCGCCGAGGACGCGGTGCTCCTCAATGGCCAGCCCTTCGACCAGGCCAGCGATGCCGAGCAACTGCGGGTGTCGGTGGCCGTCGCCGGCGCGATGAACCCGAAGCTCCGAGTCGTGCGGGTGCGCGATGGCTCGCTCCTCGACGAGGACTCCATGGCGGCGCTTGCCCGCTATGCGGAGGAGAATGACCTGCAGATATGGGTCGAGACTGTCCAGTCGGGCCGCGACAGCGCGATCGTCATCGAGGACGGCATGGTTGCTCAGGTTCGCGAGGCTGCGGAATGAGCGAGCTGCTCCCTTTGGGCCTTCACCTCGGCCTTGCGGAGGAGGCCTACCACGCCGATCCGGCTCTCGGCTCCACCTCGATCAAGGGGCTGGCGACCAAGCCGTGCAAGTGGCAGTACGACCGCCTACGGCCGCGCAAGGACGTGGAGCCGGAGCATCTGGTCTGGGGGCGGGCATGGCATTGCCGCGTCCTGGAGGGCAAGGCTGCGTTCGAACAGCGCTACGCCAAGCCGCCGCGCCCGGAAGATTATCCCGACGCCCTTAATACGACCGACCAGATCAAGGATTTCCTGCGCATGCATGGCCAGAAGCTGACCGGCAACAAGCCGGAGCTGATGGCGCGCGCAAAGGAGATGGACGACTGCCCGGCGTTCTTCGACGAAATCTTCGCGCGGTGGTCGGCTGAGCATCCCGACCATGTGCAGCTGACTGATCGGCAGGTGCAGGAGATCGAGGACGCAGTCGCCAACATGGAGCGGGATCCGACCCTCTCCTCGGTCATGACCGCGGGCTCGCTGCTCGATGGCGCCGCCGAGATGTCGGTCATTTGGGTTGATGAGCGCGGCATCCGCCGGAAGTGCCGTTACGACTACGGCATTGGGCCAACGCCTCAGCGCCCAAAGTCTCTCATTGTCGATCTCAAGTCATTCACCTCCTACAAGGGCGGCTCCGACGAAGAGGCGGCGATCCGCAAGGTCTACGACGAGTTCTATGACTTGCAGACCGGCGGGTACATGGACGGCTACGTGGCCGGCCGCGCCTTCCTGAGTGAAGGGCAGGTATTTGGCATCCCGCCAGCGCCTGGCTATCTCGAGTCGTTCTTCAACGCGCCCGGCGTCGACTGGGTGTGGATCTTCATGCGGCGGGACAATGGGATGATCCCGATCACGCTGTCGATCGATACCGAGGACGTGATGTTCGTCGAGGCGCGCAAGACCGTCACCGCGGCGCTCGACACCTACCTCGCCTACGTCGCCCGGTTCGGTGTCGACCAACTCTGGACGCCGCCGCCGAAGGCTCCCCTCCGGCTGAACCACACCGTCATGCCCACCTACAACCGAGGGATCCTCCATGAGCAGCCGAACCACCGCTAAGGCAGTGGCGCTCGCCACCGATCCGGCGGCCATCCTCGATGAGGTGAGGGGAGATATCGCCCCGCTGCTCGCGGAGAACGGTCAGAGCTACGACCGCCTTCGGTCGACGCTGATGATCGCGATCCAGCAGGAGCCGAAGATCCTGGAATGCACGGCCGACAGCCTGCGTCGCGAGATCATGAAGTGTGCCGCCGACGGTCTGGTGCCCGACTCCAAGGAAGCGGTGCTGCTCCCGTACTGGGATAGCAAGGCTGGCGTCATGCTGGCGAACTACCAACCCATGGTTCACGGCGTTATCAAGCGCCTGCGCGAACTTGGCGGCGTGTTCTCGATCGTCTGCAAGCTGGTCTACGAGAAGGACGAGTTCATCCTCGACGAGGCTGATCCCGACTCCCTCTCGCATAAGTCCGACCCGTTCTCCAAGGATCGTGGACCGGTGGTTGGCGGCTATGTGGTGTTTCGCGACGACCAGAAGCGGGTGATGCACCTCGAGACCATGTCGGTCGACGAGTTCGAGAAGGTGCGCAAGGCGTCGAAGGCACCCAATAGCCCGGCCTGGACGAACTGGGGCGACGAGATGCGGCGCAAAGCCGTGCTCCGCCGCGGTTCGAAATACATCTCGGTCGACAACGACAAGATCCGCGCGCTGCTCCAGCGCCAGGACGACATGTTCGATTTCAGCCAGCCGCGCGTGGCCGAGCGTGTCGATCCGTTCTCCGGGCGGATCATTGAAGGGGAGACCCGCCCTGCCGTCCAGAGTGCCGCCACCGCGGCCATCGAGAACAAGCCGGCCATCGCTATGCCGCAGGACCGGCAGCCGGCTCCAGCGTCGAATGTCAACAGCGGCGATGCCGCGCCGCGTGAGACAGGGCGTGTCGAGAGTGACACGGGCAGGAACGAAGGGCCGAAGCCGGCACCGCTGGACCTGCCTGACATGACCGTCGACGCGGCCGACCGCGAGAAGGCCATTGAGGGCGTCACCAAGCTGCTCGCCATTGGCCTGGAAGCTGGCATCACGCCGAAAGAGCGCAGCGACATGCTGAAGGATGCCGCGCCGCTCTGGAAGGGGGCGACCCCCGAATATCTGCACCCGCTGCTGAAGGCCTGTGTCGACATCACCCTGTGGGCGGTCAAGGCCGATGCCGAGGGCCGTCCCTGGACGGCGGATCACGCCATGTTCGTCCACAAGGTTCGGGCCCTGCTCGACGTTCCTAAGCTTGCCATCGGCAAGTATCCGTGAGGCCGCTGCCATGAAAATTCGCGTCGTGGACTTCGAGACGACCGGCATGGTCGGCAAGGACGAGCCGGTCGGCATCGTCGAGGCGGGATGGACGGATGTCCTTCTCGGCGGCTCCATGCCCCACATCACCCGCCCCAGCTTCCTGATGGTGAATCCCGGCATCCCGGTGATGCCGGAGGCGCGAGCCGCCCACCACCTCACCGACGACGAGATAGCCGGCGGCGTGTCGCCGGAGGACGCGCACGCGTTTCTCTACACGGGCATGGAGTTGGGCGACGTGTTCGCCGCGCACCATGCGAAGTTCGACCGCGCGCTGTTTTCTGGCGATCCGTTCCCGTGGATCTGCACCATGGTTTGCGCCAAGCACCTGTGGCCGGACATGCCTTCGTACGGCAACCAGGCGCTTCGCTATCGGCTCGGGATCGACAAAGGATTCGTCTGGCCGGAACTGGCGATGCCGCCACACCGAGCAGGGCCGGACACCTATGTCACTGCTCACATTCTCGGCCGGATGCTGTCGACGACACCTGCCGCGCGGCTGGTGGAGCTCACAACAACGCCGGTGCTGCTCAAGACGGTGCCGTTCGGCAAATACGAGGGGCAGCTCTGGTCCGACATGGACCGCGGCTATCTCGAGTGGGTGGTCGATCCGAAGCGCGAATTTAAGCAGGAGGTCGTCGACACGGCCAACCACTGGCTGCGTCGGCTGAGCCAGTACCGCGATCCGTTCGCGTGAGGCAGCTATGGCCGATATCCCGCCGCGCCCCTCGCTAACCCCCAAGCAGAAGCTGACCATCATGGCTCGCTACTGCCGATGCCCGGGCCTTCCCGAGCGCGGCGTGAAGTGCGGCAAGCACCTGCCGGCGATGTCGGACTGCGAGTTTGACCACATCCATGCTCGCGCCTTGGGCGGCTCTGACGACCTCGAGAACATGCGTCCCCTCTGCCCGTCCTGCCACAAGGTGAAAACCAATGGGCTGGGCGGGGAGAAGCGGATCGCCTCCGCCGGCAGCGACAAGCACGCGATCGCCAAGGCACGCCGCATTTCCAAGAACGAAGAGGCATTTCGGCAGCGCCTCCTGGCCAAGCAGGCGGGAGACGAGCCGGCTCCGCGCAAGAGCCGCTGGCCAAGCCGTCCTTTCCCTAAGCGGAAGAAGGAACCGTCATGAACGCACAGGACAGGAATCCTGCTGCTCTCTCGCCGAAGGAGGTGGAACAGCTGCAGGGGCGCATCACACAGCTTGAGGGGCAGGTCAGGGGCCTCGTCCGCGCGAACTTGGCGCTCTTCACTGAGAATGACAGCCTCAAGCGGCACCGAACCGATCTGCAGATCGCCAATAACGCCTATCTCGAGCGAGCGCGCCTCGCCGAGCGCAGCAGCGTCAAGATTACGATCGGCGCGACCCGGGCGGAGAAGATGATGCTCGCCATCCTTGGGTTCGTGCTCGGCCTTATCGCCGGCATCTTGCTGGCCATGGGCCACCTGGCCGCCACTGGCACGGGGGAGCTCTAATGCCCTATCTGTCGGACCGTCAGCGTGTCGAAATCTCCCTGCCGCCCCAGGTGATGCTGGGCGTCGTCATCGCCGGCGTCGACCGCGAGGACGCGGACTACCGGCGCGCACTGGATCTCCTGAAGGTCGCCGCGCGCGAGCCCATCGACGACCTTCCTGAAGACCGGGCCCACAAGATCCTCGAGCGCGTTCGCCGCGTTCATAAGGAAGTGCTCGGCCCGTATTCCGGCGAGGGGCAAGACGTCGCGAAGTTCGGACTCGTCGCCTTCTACTGGATCAAGGCGATGGTCGAGACCGGCTATTTCGTCTTCGCCGAGGGTTCGGCGATCGACGAGGCCATGACCCTTTTCATCGGCGCGATCGAACACCGCGCCCAAGTGCCCGCCATCGATGCGTCAGCACAGAAGCAGGCCCGGAAACTGATCCGGTCGCTGCAGGCGCTTGGCTACTACCGCGGCTTGGATCTGCTGGCTGTCGGCGGCGCGCCCACCAACAATCAGGACCGCGCAGCATGATGACCAATGACGAAAAGGAGGCCGTCGGCGCCTTCTTCGAGCGCGTGAAGGTCGAGACCGACCGCCGCCTCGCCGCCAGCAAGCAGAGGGGCGTCCCGCCGCAGATGGCGAAAGTCGCGGCGGCGCAGAATGCGCTGCGCGGCTGCATGGAAGTCGTCTTCGACCACTGCCTCCCCTACGACCAGCTGTTCGTCATGGAGATGGCGATACGGCTGGCCTCCTACGCAATCAGCTCCGCGCCCATCGAGGCGCACAAGAAGATGTGCGAGCTCGTGGCGGAAGCTCTGCCCGGCGCTCTGGAACGGCGGGTCCGCGAGGGCATCGCCATGCACACGCAGTGGGGTACCGGTCCCGGAGACGCCTCCCCCAACATTCCGAGCAAGGGGGACATCCAGTGATGCCGCACCCCTGCGCCTCTGGGCATAAATGGAAGTTCCTCGGCGGCAAGAACTGCGGCTGCCATCCCGATGCGTCGTGCTCGCTGCCGGTCCACGAATGCGAGGTCTGTGGCGATTGCGACTACGGTGACACGGCGGCCGCGCACAAGATCATCCGGGAGTGCCCCGAAGCCGCCGAGTGCAAGGCGAAGGGCTACGCCGGGTTGCCGGCGCTGCATCTCACCAAGGCCGAGTTCGACGATCTCGACGAGTACAGCGCCTCGCTGCCAACCGGCAATACGCCCGGCAAGCGGTGGAAGCGGCACGATGGCGCCTTCGACCCCGGGTTCATCGCCGCCGGCGGCAAGCCGACCTGGCTGATCGGCGAGTACAAGGCGCTCTTCGGTCGCGACGATTGCATCATGGTGGTTTGGCACATCCCGGTGCCGCGTCTCGACGCGCCCCTGTCTGGAGGGGCGGCATGAAGACTGGCGCCAATTTCCTCGACGAGCTCGTCATCGACAGCTTCGCATGCGGCGGAGGGACATCCGAGGGCATCGAGATCGCGCTTGGCCGCGGCCCTGATATCGCGGTGAACCATGACGAGTACGCGCTCGCCATGCACCGGGCAAACCATCCCGGCACCAAGCACATGATTCAGGATGTCGCGACCGTCGATGCCGTCGGCATGTGCGCCGGGCGGCCGATCGGCATGCTCTGGATGTCGCCGGACTGCACCGACCATAGTAAGGCGAAGGGAGCGGCGCCGAACCGCGTCGGCGTGAACACGCGCGGCATCGGCTGGGCCATCGTCGGCTGGGTAAAGGCCCTGCCGAAATGGCAGCGCCCGCGGGTCGTCTTCCTCGAGAACGTCGGAGAATATGTCGACTGGTCGCCCCTGCTGGAGAACGGCAAGCGTGACCCGAACCGCAAGGGAGCGACCTTCAAGGCCTTCGTCGCGGCGTGGCGTTCCCTCGGCTATACCAAAATCGAGTGGCGCATGCGCCGTGCCTGGAAGGACGGCGCCGGCACGATCCGCGACCGCCTCTACATGGTCATGCGCTGCGACGACGAGGAGATCGTCTGGCCGGAACCGACGCATGGCAACCCGGACGACCCCACCGATGCCGCGCGCATCGCCGCAGGCGAGCTCCAGCCGTGGGTGCGCGTCGCCGACTGCCTGGACTTCTCCCTGCCGTGTCCGTCGATCTTCGACACCGCCGCCGAGATCAAGGCGAAGCACGGGCTGCGGGCCAAGCGGCCGCTTGTCTTCAACACCATGGCCCGGGTCGCCAAAGGCACCAAGCGCCACGTCATCGATGCGGCGCGCGCCGGCAAAGCATTTGTCGTCAAGGTGAACCACACCGGCCGGGACGAGGCCCGCGATCGCCCTGCCGACGCTCCCCTGTCCGCCACGACCAGCAAGCGAGACGACGCGCTCGTCACGCCATTCATCACGAAGTTCCGCAGCGGTTCGGTTGGGCACGCGGCGACGGAGCCGACGCACACGATCACCGCGCACAGCAGCGAGACGCACGGCGGCGGCGCCGCGCCTCTCGGCCTTGTTGCCCCCATCATTGCCTATGCCCAGCATGGCGGGGCTACGCGCTCGGCCGAGGTACCGGTCCATACGCTTACCGCATCGCCGAAGGACCAGAACAGCCTGATCGCCGTACACGTCACGCGGCAGTTCGGCAAATCGACTGGTCGCGACGCCTCTGACCCGGGCGGCACGGATATGGCCGGCGGCGGCGGCAAGTCAGGTGTGGTTGCCGCCTTCCTCGCGCAGCACAATGGCGGCCCACGCCCCGGCTCGCCCGCACATGGTGCTGATGAACCGGTCTCGACGATCGCCACGGCCGGCGCGCAGCAGCAGCTCGTCGCCGCCGCCATGATGACCCTGCGCGGCAGCGACCGGCGCGATGCTGGCGCCGACGAGCCGGCGCGCACCTTCTCCGCGAAGGGGCAACACAGCGCGCTGCTCTCCCTGCCGCTGATGACGGTCTACTACGGCATGGACGACGACGGCGCGCCGGCTGACCAGCCGAGCCGCACCGAGACGGCCAAGCCCCGTTTCGGGCTCGTCGACGTGCTTGCCAGCGCTCCGCCCTTCACGGCCGAAAACGAGGCGCGTGCCCGCCAGGTTGCGGAGTTCCTGCGCGCGCACGGCTGCTGGAATGGCGGCGAGTTCGTCACCATCGAAATCAACGGCGTGACCTATGTCCTGGTCGACATCGGCATGCGCATGCTGACGACGCGCGAACGGTTCACCGCAAACGGATTCCCGCCGGACTACATCATCGACCACGGCATTGACGAGAACGGGAACCGTATCGATTTCTCGCTCGAGCAGCAGGGCTACATGTGCGGCAACGCGGTATGCCCGCCGGTCGCCGCGGCGCTGGTGCGAGCGAACTATCGGCCTCGCCAAGTGCGGGCTCCCCGGCGACGCTCCTGCGATTCCGTGCCCCTCTTCCAGGAGGCCGCGGAATGACGCAGTGGTCCCCCCAGCAGAACGAGGCCCTGTCCAAGGCCGGTGCGTGGCTGCGCCTGAAGTATGCGCCAACCTTTTATCTCGCTGGCTATGCCGGCACCGGCAAGACGACCCTCGCCAAGTTCCTGGCGGGGCACGCCAAGGGGAAGGTGGCCTTCGCCGCCTATACCGGCAAGGCGGCGGCGGTCATGCGCTCGAAGGGGTGCAAAGGCGCATCGACGATTCACGGGCTCATTTACAACACGGACACCGATCCCAACACCGGCGCGCTGACCACGAAGCTGGTCCCGCCGGGCTCACTGGACGACTATTGTTTGATCGTCGTCGACGAGGTGTCGATGGTCGACGAGGTCGTGGGCAAGGATCTCCTCTCTTTCGGCATCCCTGTCCTCGTGCTCGGCGATCCCGAACAGTTGCCGCCTGTGAACGGCGCCGGCTACTTCACCAACCGCGACCCGGACTACCTGCTGACCGAGATACACCGGCAGGCGGCCGAGAGCCCGATCGTCCGGCTCGCCACCGAGATCCGCGAGGGTAGATTCACGCCGCGCCCGATCAAGGAGCCGGGCCTCGTCGTATGCGACCGCCATAGCCTCGTCCCCGGGGATGTCACGAAGGCCAATGTGGTGATCGTCGGGAAGAACGAGACCCGACAGAAGTTCAATAGGCGGCTGCGCCAGCTCGCCGGGCGGTCTAGTCGGATCCCGCACGCCGGCGAGACGCTGATCTGCCTACGCAACGACCACGAGACCGGCATCTTCAACGGCGAGATCTTCTCGGTGGTAACCGCCAAGCTGGGAAGCGCCGCGGTCTCACTGCGGTTGCAGAGCCCGGACGGCGATGGCCGGCTGATCGACGTCAACGTGTTGCAGGACTTTTTCGACGACGACGTCGCGGCGGCCAAGCTCTCTTATCGTGACCTATACGGCACCCAGCAATTGACCTAGGGCTACGCGATCACCTGCCACAAGTCGCAGGGCTCCCAATGGGGCAACGTCTGCGTGTTCAACGACAGCCACATCTTCCGCGAGGACGCCAGCCGCTGGCTTTACACGGCGGTCACCCGCGCCTCGCAACATCTAACCTTGGTGATCTAACATGAAGATTCAGAAACTCTCCATCGTCATCGGTGGGCATAAGACCAGCATTTCGCTGGAGCCGGAGTTCTACGAGGCCATCAAGGACGTCGCCCGCCGGCGGGATATGACCGTCAGCGCCTTGGTGGCCGAGATCGATGCCGACCGCGGCGAGGCGACGAACCTCTCCTCGCACATCAGGCTGCACGTGCTGGCGGACCTTCAACGCCGTGCGGCTCTGGCGGGAGATCGGGCCGATGTCTGACGTGTGCAAGGACACGATCAAGATCGACGATGGTGGCCCGGCGTTCCCGGTGATGCCTCCCCTGGACACGAGCGGATTCGTCGGTTCGGCCAGTGGCTATCCCTATCCGAGCGCTGGCCTGTCCAAGCGGGAGTGGTTCGCCGGCTTGGCTCTGATTCAGCACGCCAACCTGATCACGCTCACGAAGGACAACCCATTCGTCCGCGCACAAATGAACGTCATTGCAGAGATTTGCTACGCTCAGGCCGATGCGATGATCGCCGCCGGCAGTCAGGCGGGTGATCGTCCGGACGGGGGCGCCGATGCGTGACGCGCTCGCGAAGTTCATGGCGGCCGGCCGCCGGCTCACCGAGATCGAAGAGATGGCGAAGGCGGCCGAGTACCTGCCGACCAGCTACGCGAACGCGATCGAGCGGGTCGCGGTTAGCGGCGAAGGCTACTACAGCCGCGCCACACCCGAGGACATCGAGCGCGTCAAGGCTGCGCAGAAGGCGCTTGCCGCCGAGGAGCGCCGGCGCGGCGAGATCGACCGCGACGACAAGCTCCGCGCCCTCGGGCTCGAACTCGACGCGATCCGGGTGACGCTCCCCGGCTTGGCCGCCGCTGCGTCGATCGAGCTTGGTGCGATCGCCCGCCGGATGATGGGAGGCGGCAATGGCCGATAAGCAGGCATGGAAGGTCGGCGAGTACGCGATGTCGCGCGGGATGCCGATCCGAGTGAACGAGATAGACGGCAAGGCTGTGACGCTGGAATTGGTCGCGGATTATCGCGAGGGGGTCGGCATTACCTGCGGCGGCTATTGCAGCGGCGGCGGGCAGCTTGGAGACCTCAAGCCGATCACCGATCCCGAGATGATCCTGCGGTGTCGAGCCTATGAAGCCTATCGGCGGATCAAAGAGGCGAAGAGCACCATCGTCGAACAGGAGAAGGTTCTCGCCGCCCAGACGGCCGGCCTGCGCGCCCTGCAGGACGCACATAAGGCCGCCGCCGAGGAGGGCGCCGCCAATGGCTGAGGCTTTCCCCCTCTCGTGGCCGGAAGGCTGGGAGCGCACGCCGGCGGCGCAGCGGAAGGCGTCGAAGTTCCGCACGCGCTACGCCGAGGCTTACGACAACCTGATGCGCGAGCTCGGGCTCCTCGGCGCCTCCTCGATCGTCGTCTCGACGAATGCGCCGCTGCGCCGCGACGGTCGCCCCTATACCGACTTCATGGAGGACGACGTCGCCGAACCCGGCGTCGCCGTCTACTTCCTCCTCAAGGGCCAGCCGCGCGTCATGGCTCGCGACGGGCACCCGAGGCCGGTCGAGAACCTGCACGCGATCGGGCACGTCATCGCGCACCTTCGGGGGATCGAGCGCCACGGCGGCTCGGCGATGATGATGAAGAGCTTCGACGGGTTCTCGGCGCTGCCGGCGCCGGGCGCCAAGCGGTCGTGGATGGACGTCCTCGACTTCAAGCCGAACGACCGATCGCAGATCACCGCCGAGATCATCAAGTCGCGCTTCGCCCGGCTCGCGACGATCCGTCACCCCGACAAGCCCGGCGGCTCGCACGACGCGATGTCGGAGCTCAACCGCGCCCGCGACGAGGCGTTGAAGGAAATTGGATCATGAAGCTGGATCGAAACCTCAACGCCGAGGGCGATGGGAAATACGCGCTGATCAGGAAGCGCCGCATTCGCGAGATCCGGGCGCAAGCGGCCGGCGGCGACCAGTCTGCCATCGCCGATGCGGAACTCATGGATTCTGCGCTTGCCGTGCTCGAGGAGCTCGGAGTGCTTGATGACTCGGTCGTTGGGACCGAGGGGGAATTCTTCGTGTTCAGGCTTCGCGACGTGTTCGCGGAGCCAGCGCTACGCGCCTATGCCCAAGCCGTTCGTGCCACGGGCGATGGCGACGAGTACGCGGCCGAGATCGACGAGATGGCCGACCGCTCCGGCCCCCACAACCCGCACTGCAAATACCCGGATTGAGGCGCTGCCATGAAGCCGCGCCGCTTACGATCTGAAGAGTCCATGTTCCTGAAGATGTTCCGCAGCGATGCGGCCATCGAGCAGGGGCGCCGCTGCGCATACTGCACCGAGCCGATGCTTAAGGTGGAGTTCACCGCTGACCATGTGATGCCGCGTTCGCGCGGCGGCACGACAAAGCGCGAGAACATCAAGGCCTGCTGCGGCGCCTGCAACCGGGCCAAGGGCAGCATGTCGGTGAAAGCATTCATGTCCGTTATCAGTTACCCGCCTAAGGGGGCGTCGCTCGCGATCCTGCGGGCCCACATGCGCCGGCGGATCTGGAGGCGGGCGCATCTGGCGTGTCAGCGCATCGAACGCGCGGCGGGCATAACCAGGGAGAGCAGGTGATGGGACAAGTATTCACCCCTGAGGAGGTCGCCGAGCGGTGGAAGTGCTCGCCTTCGTTCGTGCGGCGGCTGGCGGCCAATGGCAAGATGCCGGGCAGCTTCCGTCTCGGCGGCAAGCTCCTGCGGATTCCTCTTGAGACCATCGAGGCAATCGAATGTCAGAACCAGAGTACCGTTTCCAGCGCTTCCGAGGCGGCTGGGCCATTGCAGAATACCGAGACGGCGAGCGCGTCTCGCGTCACCAGCTTGAGAGCGGAGATGCGGTTGCGGCGGCTGAGGAGTTCCGCTCCATCGTAGCGGCTCGCGAGCGCGCGTCCTCGCCCGACATCGCCACGCTCTGGGCGAAGTATCGCAAGGACCGCGAGGGGCGCGTCATCGCCGGCAACATGGAGTTCTCAGGACGGGCCATCCTGCCGTTCTTCGGCAAGATGAAGCCTGCAGGGATCACCACTACTCTGTGCCGCGACTACGTCGCCCGCCGGCGGCAGATGGGGCGGCAGGACGGAACGATCTGGACCGAGCTCGGACATCTGCGCACGATGTTGAGATGGGCGGAGAAGGAGAAGCTGATCGACGAGGCACCGAGCATCGAGCGACCGCGTCAGCCGCCGCCAAAGACCCGGCACCTGACACGCTCCCAGTTCGAGACGTTGCTCGATGCCGCCGAGATGCCGCATATCCGGCTGTTCATGATCCTCGCGATCGGCACGGCGGCGCGCGAGCAGGCGATTCTCGGTCTCACGTGGGACCGGGTGAAGTTCGAGCGCGGCCGCATCGAGCTGCACGACCCGGAGATGGACCAGCCTGTGAAGGGGAGGGCCGTGGTGCCGATGACTGCCAGCGCCCGGGCAGCTTTGCAGAGCGCTCAGGCCGGCGCGCGCTCCCCGTTCGTGATCGAATGGGCGGGGCAGCGGGTCAAGAAGGTGCGGAAGGGGCTCGACAAGACCGCCGAGCGGGCCTGCAAGATCGACCCCAGCATCGGATCGATCAGTCCCCACCTGTTCCGGCACAGCGCCGCGGTGTGGATGGCGGAGGCCGGGAGGCCGATGGCGGAGATCGCCCAGTACCTCGGGCACGCCGATAGCCGCATCACCGAGCGGGTCTACGCCAGGTTCAGCCCTGACTATCTGCGGGAGGCAGCCGACGCCCTCGAAGTCGGAAAAGTGAGGAGTGTCCCCAGGTTCGCCTGAACCTGCGAAGGGCATTTCCCAGCCGCCCTGGCGCGGAGGGCGCGGAACTTACACGGAACCGTCGCGGACGAAACGTGAAAGTCACCGGGAGCACATTTTTCACACGGGAGGGGTCACAGGTTCAATCCCTGTATCGCCCACCATCGATCTTCCCCCTTATGTCTCGAAGCGGTCGGCGGCGCAGGCGCGCCGAGGCATGACGCGCGGCCACAGCGAGCGGTGGCGCTATCGTCGTTCGGCGCGAGGCTCAATCGCTTCGCGCTCGCGCGCGATGGGACGAGCCGAGCGGCTTGTCGGCGGATCGACGCGACATCGTCCCGCCGAAGGGCGTGCTCTGCGCCCTATCCGGCAATGTCGACCGCTTCAGTTCCCCGAGCCCCTATCTCGGCACGCATGAGGGCATGGCGGTGGCCATGCGACCGGCAGCGACGGAACTCGGCGCCGCCGCGGCTCGCCATCGCGGGCGGGCGGCTGATCGGGCGCCGGACGCGCCGGCGGCTTTCACCGCGTTCAAGGACGCCTTTTCGTCCGTCCGCCACCGGAGAGCACGGCGGCGGCGCCGAGAATGGCGGTGAGCTGGGAGGAGAGCGAATCGACGCTCGGCGGCGTGCCGTCGGCGATGTCGAGCCCCAGCGAGTAGGCGCCGCCGATCAGCGCGACCAGGGCGCCCAGCGTCACGCGCGACTGGTACCAGGGCCGCGCGCCGCCGGCGTGATCCGGGCGGGCGAGGGCGTCCCGCATTGCCGGCTGCCGGCGCAGTTCGGCCACCACTTGTGTCGCGATCTCCTCCGCCGCTTCGGGAGGTGCCGGATTATCCGGCGAGCGGATCACGGTGAGGACGGCGCCGCGCACGGCATGGGTGAGAGTGTCTTCCGGAGTGATCATGGGCAACTCCCTGCGGACTCAACGGATGGGGAACAGATCGCCGGCAAAGGCCGCGGCCGGCGCGGTCGCCGGCCGGGGCGGGGCGGCGGCCGGGTGAAGGGTGGCGGAGGGGGAGGGCGGCGCCTGCGAGGGCGGGTGGACGGGCGTACCCGTTCCCGCGCCCAGCGCCACGGCCATCGCAGCGCGTATGTCGATGCGCCGGGCGCTCGACCGCTCCGGCGTGGCGCCGGCGGTGAGGCGGGTGAACTCGGTCACGCCGCCGTCAAATGACCATGCGGCATCGAAGAACAGCGCGCATTCCTGCCGCCGGCGGGGGAGGATCGCCGCCGGCCGGCTCCAGTCCATGAACGCCCGGCGGGCGCCGGCGGTATCGCCGGCCCGCCACAGGCGCACCCAGCCGGCACGCGCGATCGCGCCGGTGTTGTAGTGGAAGGACAGCGCGGCCGCGAACTGCGCCTGGGTCAGCACCCGGCCGCGAAAGGCGTCGCGCACGGCGGGGGCGTATCGGCGTTCCAGCAGCCAGACATAGACCGCCAGGCAGTGCTCCAGCGCCTGCGGCCGGCCGATATAGCGGGTGACATCGTGGCCGGAGGCGCTGGTGACGCCGATCGACCACGTCCAGACCCCCTCGCTGTCCCTGTAGGCCTGACGCACCAGCCCCTCATGCGAGGCGAGCTCGAGCGCGACATCGGTGTCGATGCGGTTCATGTCGGTGCTCCGTGTGGGAGAGAAGGGCCGCCCGCAGACGGCCCGGAGATCCGGGATTGCCGGCGCCTCATGCGCGGCGCTCCCCGCGCCGGCGGTCGCGCGGGAAGCGATTGGCGGGAGCGAGGCCCCGTCCGCCTTCGGCCGGTTCCGGCGTCTCACCGGAACCCCTGTGCGGGTGCCTGCGGCCGCGATGGGTCAGGTCGGGCCGCAGAAACAAAAAAGCCGCCCAGCGGGCGGCGGACGGGGCGGGCAGAGGGGCGCCGGTCAGGCGTTGCTGGTGAACGAGATCAGGTAGAGCAGGCCACCGCTCATGATGAAGGTCGCCCGGTCCTCGGCGGAGTCGAGCGTCAGGTTGCCGGTCATCCGCAGATTGCCGGTGTTCTCGGTCAGCGTCAGCGTGAACGCGCTGCTGTCCTTGGAAAGCACCAGCAGTTGCCCGTCGCGCAGACCGCTGATGGTGGCGACGTTGGCGTTGGCGGTGAGGGTGACCGCGGCGCGCACCACGGCGGCCCGGCTGGTGGACACCGCGACGCTGCTGCCGGATACGGTGACCGGGAAGGACTGGTCGCCGAAATTATTGCCGAACACCACCAGTTTGAGGGTGCCGGCATCGGTCTTGGCGGTCGGCACCGTGCCGCGCTCGCGGTTGTCGACCAGTTCGAGGTCGCCGGCCGTCGACCAGCCGCCGGTGGCGGTGGCGTTCAGGCTCAGATGCGCCGTGCCGATATTCTCGAACTCATTGTCGAGCACGCGGATGTTCTTGACCTGCTCGCCGGCGGCGCCGGTGTGCAGCACGGCGACATTGCCGTTCTTGAGCCGGTTGCCGCGGATCACCCAGTTGGAGCCGTCGGTCTTCGCCGGGATGTTGCCGGCGATGATCGGATTGGTGGTGGTCAGGCCGGTGATGTCGCAGCCGGAGATTTCGACATTGCTCTGGTGCCGGCCGAAGAACGTCACCGGCTGGCCGCCGACGATGGTGCAGCCGCGCACGATCAGCCTGTCGAAGGACTGGTGGGCGACGAGGCCGGGAGCCGTATCGCTCTGCCCGCGGAAGCTGCAATTGACCAGCTCCACGGTGCCGACCGACGGGTCCTCGCTATAGGCCGAGGGATCGTCATAGTCGGTGATGCCGGTGCCGACGCCGCTGTCGAGATCGACCGCCACCCAGCGGACATTCTTGCCGCGGATCTGGCCGCCGGACATTGCCCGGCCGATATGGCCGATCAGCTCGACATTGTAGGACTGGTGGCCGCCGGGCTGGGTGCGGCAGTCGATCGAATAGCCGCCGGTGATCACCACGTTCTGCGAGACGACGCCCTCGCTGAACGACGAGGCGTCATCCGCCCAGCCGGTCACCGATGACGCGCCGAGATCGATCGCCCGCCGGCAATACTCGCCGATCGGCGAGACGATGGAGGCGCGGCTGCAACCGCCGATGCTACGGCCATAGAACCACCGGCTCGTCGGGTTGGTGTTGGTCGGGTCGCCGAGCTTGCGGCCGACGGTCTTCGGCGTATCGAGGGAGAGCGAGGCGCAGAGCGCATAGGCGATCGAGCCGCCGGGGAAGTTTTCGACGCCGGTATGCTCATCGCGGACATGGGCAAAGAAGCGAATGGCGAGGAAACTGGTGCCCTCATTGGCGTCCAGCTCGCCATGACCCGGCCCGACCCCGCGCAGGCCGGCGAGCACGAAATGCCCGGCCATGACGATCTTGCGCACATTCACCGTGCCGCCGGAGATCGGGTAGCCATGCGACAGCGGCGTGCCGGTCGCCATCACGTCGGGCGAGCTGTTGGGGTTGCGGATCTGCACCAGCTCGCCCTTGTACTGCACGCCGAAGCCCGATGCGCCGGTGATGCCGTTGAAATAGTCCCAGGTCGAGGTCACCGCGACCCAGTCGCCGACGAGGAAGCCGTCATTGTTGACGACGCTGAGCGACGAGCCGTTCTGGGTGGCGTCGGCCTTGAGAGTGGTCTTGGTGACGCCGTCATAGCCGGGCCCGTTCACCGCCAGCCAGGGCAGCGTCGTCTCGTAGCTGGAGCCGGAAAGGTCGACAACGCCGATCCCGAGGCCGTCGATCTCGAGGTCTGCGTTCTGCGGGATGCTGATGCGGAGGCCTGGAAGCACGCACACATAGCGGCCCGGCATTTCGACCCGCAGCCGGGTCAGCAGCGGCGCGGCCGGATCCATCAGCGTGTTGATCCGCTTCACCAGCCGGGTCATGGCGTTGTCGTCGTTCGTCTCGGTGCCGCCGGTGTCGTAGCGGCCGCGGAACATGTCGGGGCGCAGCACCCCGTCCAGCGGGACCGGGAGATAGGTCGCGCCCATGATCGGCTGCTGGCCCTGCTCGAGGAATTCCTTCAACGAGACATCGTCGAGACGGCCGTCGAAATTGGAGGAGCCGACGATGCGGATCTGGTTCTCGCCCGGCTGGGCGGTGAAGACGATGTTGCCGTCGCCGCTGCCGCCGGTGCCGACGATGCGCGCGGTGCCGCCATGCGGCGAGCCGGCGATGTTGGGGTTGCTCACCACATAGGCGGTCCAGCCGCCGCTACTGCGCCCGGAAATGTCGAAGCGCAGGCGATAGGGCTTAAAGGCGTCGAGCGCGAGCGCCTTGGAGGACAGCGTCTTCACGCCGGAATTCGGACCGAGATGGTCGGGCGTGACGCTGGGCGGGGTGGCCTGCCAGGTCCAGACGGAAAGATACCAGTCGACTGAGGGATCGGTGGTGAAATCGCCATTGACGAGGATTTCGGGGCCATCGATCGGCATCGCCGAGCCCTGGAGCTCGAACAGCGTTTCGCCGCCATCGCCAAAGGCGAAGCGGCCGCCGATGCGCACCCGGTTGGGCAGCGGGCTGGTGGGCGCGGCGGCGCGGGCGTCGGCAAGCGTGGGGAAAGAGGCGTCCATTTTTGGTCTCCAAACAAAAAAGGCCGCCTCGCGGCGGCCTGTTGCGTTGATGGGTCAGAGAAGGAAGGAACCAGCGGCGGGAGGCCGGCCTCGCGGTGCGGCCGTCTCCAAGGCGATGGGTAGGAGCGTCCGGTGGGAACCGGGGGAACTCGCGTGCTCGCGAAAATGGCGCGGGTTCGATCACCCCCAGGCACCCGTGCGTCTGCGGTCGGACAGCGGGCCGGCCGGGGAGATGTCACCGTTGCGGGGCTGCTTTTAATTTGCCGGCGAATATAAAGGGACTACGCCGAGCGGGGGCTGTTCTTCCGGAGCGGGGGAGCCGTGTGGGTTTCGGGCTTGCGCGGCAGGTGCCGCGCGTGGATTGCTGAGGGCGATCACCCCGGCTCGGCCGACCGGTCGAGGAGAGGAACGGTGCGCCGGTCGCTGAGGCAAGGGCCTTGTGAGGCGGCGAAGACGAACGGCTGGAAGCCGACGGGCGGTTGCGGCCGTCAGCCGTTCACCCGCCCTTGGTGAGGGCGTGATGTCGATGGAGACGGTGCGGTCTCCAAGCTATCGCCGCCGCGGCAAGTGAGGTTCTACAAACAAAAAACCCGGCGAGCCAAAAGCGCGCCGGGACAAAAATTCTCACTCTCTCATTTCGCCCTTAGGATATGTCGAGGGCCTCATGATGTCAACTGCCGTCGTCGTCGAAAAGCCGGCTATCTGAATCCGCATCGTAGGTCGCCCGCCCGACGCGCGGCCGGGCAGGGCGCGTTCCTGTCGCGGCTGCGGTCGGCTCCGCCGCCGCCAGCTTCCACAGCTTCGCCAGCGCCGACAGGCCCGTCCTCAGCGCCGCGACATCGGCATCGGCTTCGACATCATGGACCACGACACGGCCAACCACCGAGGCGACCTGCTGCCCGTCCGGCAGCGCCTGCAGCACCGCCCTTGCCGCAGCATATTGCCGGTCCAGGCGGCGGCGGCGAGCTTCCCCGCCCTCCGTGGCGACCCGGCAATCGGCGAAGGCGTCGCCGCCGCCCAGCCGGCCCAGGGCGGATTCCACACCGCGGGGGGCAGAGATCGCCCGCCGATAGGCGGCGACCAGTTGGCGGTAGTTCTGCCCGGCGGTGAATTCGGGTGCGGTGATGGCATTCGAGAGCAGCAGGCGGCCGAGTTCGCTCTCGGCGAGCTGGCTGCGGCGAAGGCCCTTGGGCAGTCGGGCGCGATGCGGCTGGGCGAGCGCCACCGCCATGGTCTCCTGTTCGGCGGCGCTTTGGGCGGCCTTGGAGCGCGACAGGCGGCCGGAGGCCGTGCGCGGGCGATTGCTTTGCTTGCGGCGTGCCATCGGCGTTCTCCGAGAATGTCCAGGCGCGCCGGAGCCCGGCGGCGCGGGAGCATGAGCAGGGGATTTCGGTGTTGCGGCCGGCGCCGGGCGCGGTCCTGTGCTGCCCGGTCATGACGGGCAGCGCGGCCCGGCAGTTGACGAGCGATGTCGCGGATGGCCGGGATGCCGGCATGTACCGGGCGGCGCGGATCATTTACGCGCGGCGGTGCCTTCCGCTTTCCCGGCTTGGCGGGGCGCGGCGCGCATCCGCGAAAGCAGGGCGAGGGGATCTCAGCTGTCGCTTTCCGCTGCCGATCCGGTGCGGGCATAGGCGTGCCAGGCCGCGGGCCGGATCACCCGGCGGGCATGCGGCTCGCACCAGGACCGGCCGCGACGCATGACCGGGGCACCACAGCATAGCGCCGCGCCATGCTTCGTCTCGCCCTCGATCCAGGCGCATTGGAAATCGGTACGGGCGAGCAGGGATACCGGCGGATGGAGCGGTGGGTGGCCGGCCTCGTTAGGCCCGACCGGCGCCAGCGATGCCGGCGTCGGCGCTGCGGGCTTGGCGGCTCGTACCGGTCGGGGTTCGCCTTGGCCGGGCTCGCGCTGCCGGCCGCCGCCATCACTTTCTTCCGGCGGCGCTGCCCAGTCGGTCCCCTCGGGGAGCGGTGATTCGAGGAATTGGGCCTCGGAATCGAGCCAGTGGTCGTGTCTGGCCAGCCAAGTATCGAGGAAGGGGGTGAAACGCGCCATGTCGCTTGCCATCTCGTTTCGAGTGATGCAAAACGTATCGTAGCAGTCGATGCGATTTGTATCAATGCATGTGATACGATTTGCATCGAGAGTCGGGAGGGCTGGTGATGGACATGGCGGAAAGGCTGCGCTGCGCGCGCGAGGCGGCGGGCTACAAGAGCGCGGCGGAGGCGGCGCGGGCCTTCGGTTGGAACGAGGTCACCTACCGTGCGCATGAGAACGGCGTGCGCGGGCTCAAGCGCGAGGCGGTCGACAAATATGCCCGCGCGCTGCGTGTCTCGCCGGTGTGGCTATGGTCGGGCGAGGGGACGCCGGACAAGCGGAACACCGTGCTGGTGCTCGGCTATGTCGGCGCCGGCGCCGAGGTGTTCACCATCGATGATCACAGCAAGGGCGACGGTTTGGAGGAGGTCGAGCTCGATTTCCCGGTGCCTTATGGCAGCATCGCGCTGGTGGTGCGCGGCGACAGCCAGTACCCGATCTTCGAGGATGGCGACCTGATCGGCTACCATGAGCGCAGCGAGGACCCGACCTTCCTCGTCGGCCGCATGTGCATCGTTCGCCTGCTCGACGGCCGGACCTTCCTGAAGCGCCTGCGCAAGGGCGCCGGGCCGGGCCTGTTCACGCTGACGAGCGCCAATGCCCCGGATATCGAGGATGTGCCGGTGGAATGGGCGGCGCGCTACACATTCCATATCCCGTCCTATGCCTGGCGGAAAGAGCGCTGATACGATTGGTGTCGAGTTGATCGGACTTCACAAAATGAATTGCCGCGGGGCCGATGGCTCCGGTCGGATCGCCGGGACCGGTGCGGTGGCCGGTCGGATTGATCGGCGGCGGCGCCGCGCTAGTCTGGTCCCATGTGCAATCTCTACAGCCTGAAGACCAACGCCCAGGCGATCGCCGACCTTGTCGGAACGCTGGACGAGCGCGCCGGCAACATGCCGCCGCAGCCGGCGATCTTCCCGGACCAGCCGGCGCCGATCGTTCGCCGGGCGGCGGGCGGCGGGCGCGAACTGGTCCGCGCCCGCTGGGGCATGCCGCCGCCGCCGCATTATGGCGGGCCGCCGGTGACCAATATCCGCAACCTCGGCTCGACGCATTGGCGCGGCTGGCTCGGCCCGGCGCATCGCTGCCTGGTGCCGTTCACCTCGTTCTCGGAATATGCGCCGGAGCCCGATCCGGCGACCCGGCGGCGCGACATCGTGTGGTTCGCCCTTGGCGAGCAACGGCCGCTCGGCTTCTTCGCCGGCCTGTGGACGCCATGGCACGGCCTGCGCGGCACTCGCGCCGAGCCGGTGGCGGGGCCGCACGAACTGTTCGGCTTCCTCACCTGCCCGCCCAATGCGGTGGTGGCGCCGATCCATCCCAAGGCGATGCCGGTGATCCTCACCACCGCCGAGGAGCACGACGTCTGGCTGCGGGCGCCGTGGGAAGAGGCCAAGGCTCTGCAGCGGCCTCTGGCGGATGACCGGCTGTCGATCGTCGCGCGCGGCGCGGCGAAGGAAGACCCGCCGGAGACCGAGCCGACGCCGCGGCCGCCGCCGCGGCAGATGTCGCTGTTCTGAGCCGCCGGCCTGCGGCGAAACGGAATGCCCGGCGCGGCGGCCGGGCATTCGCTTTGGATGGGCGGTGTCGTCAGTCCTCGTCGCCGCCGACCGGCGCCTTGCGGCCGGTGATGAGGTAGAACAGCAGCGGCCCGAACAGGGCGAGCGCGGCGAGCGCATAGAGCGTGGCGGCGATCGGGCTCTGGAACAGCACCAGCGGATCGCCGACGCTGATGGCGAGCGCCCGGCGCAGCTGCTGCTCGGCGAGCGGGCCGAGGATGAGGCCGACCACCACCGGCGCGATGGGGTAGTCGTAGCGGCGCAGCACATAGCCGAGCAGGCCGAAGATCAGGAGCATGCCGAGCTCGACCAGCGACGGGTTGGCGCCGAGCGTGCCCAGGGTCGCGAAGACGAGGATGCCGCCATAGAGCCAGGGCCGCGGGATTGCCAGCAGCCTTACCCACATGCCGACCAGCGGCAAATTGAGGATCAGCAGCATGATGTTGGCGATGAACAGCGAGGCGATCAGGCCCCAGACCAGGTCCGGATTGGTGGCGAACAGCAGCGGGCCGGGATTGAGGCCATATTGCTGGAAGCCGGCCAGCATGATCGCCGCCGTCGCCGAGGTCGGCAGGCCGAGGGTGAGGAGGGGCACCAGCACGCCGGCCGCCGCCGCGTTATTGGCCGCCTCCGGCCCGGCGACGCCCTCGATAGCGCCGTTGCCGAACTCGTCCGGTTTCTTGCAGAGCCGCTTCTCCAGCGCATAGGAGAGGAAGGTCGGAATTTCCGCCCCACCCGCCGGCATGGCGCCGATGGGGAAGCCGAGGAAGGTGCCGCGGATCCACGGCCACCAGGAGCGCTTCCAGTCCTCCCTGTTCATGAACACCGAGCCCTTCACCGGCTCGATCACCTCTTCCGCCCGCGATCCCGCCGCCGCTACCGAAAGGGTCTCGCCGATGGCGAACAGCGCCACCGCCAGCGTCGTCACCTCGACGCCGTCGAGCAGGTCCGGCACGCCGAAGGAGACGCGCGCCTGCCCGCTCTGCAGGTCGATGCCGACGAGACCGAGCGACAGGCCGATGAAGAGCGAGGTAAGCCCGCGCGTCACCGAGGAGCCGAAGGCCGCCGACACCGTGGTGAAGGCGAGGATCATCAGCGCGAAATAATCCTCCGGTCCGAAGGAGATGGCGATGTCGACCACGGTAGGGGCAATGAGCGCGAGGCCCACGGTGGCGATGGTGCCGGCGACAAAGGAGCCGATGGCGGCGGTGGCGAGCGCCGGTCCGCCGCGCCCGGCGCGAGCCATCTTGTTGCCTTCCAGCGCCGTGACGATGGACGAGCTCTCACCCGGCGTGTTGAGCAGGATCGAGGCGGTGGAGCCGCCATACATGCCGCCATAATAGATGCCGGCGAACATGATCAGCGAGCCGGCCGGGTCGAGCTTGAAGGTGATCGGCAGCAGCAGCGCCACGGTGAGCGCCGGCCCGATACCCGGCAGCACGCCGACCGCGGTGCCGAGCATGACGCCGAAGAAGGCGAAGACGAGGTTCATCGGTTGCAGCGCAACCAGGAGCCCCTGGCTGAGAGCGGCGAATGTATCCAT